AGGAGATTAATTATGAATCAGACTAATGTAAAACAAGCACACCTAAATGGTAGTGGTTTTATGGTTCTTGGGCGTAATCGTGTAAGAGGTATTTCTTTTACTGGTTCGGCTACTGCTGGGTTTGTTGCGTTATTTGATACTACTACAGCACCCGTAACTACCGCCACCTATGGTCGTTCTGGAGCAACCGTAACAGTTACTCAATCGGCGCATGGACTTGCAACTGGCGATGTTATTGGTATTGACTTTGCCGCAGGAACGGGTGGTACAGCCACTAACGGAAATTACGTAGTAACAGTCACTAACTCAAGCACGTTTACAGTTACAGACATTAACTCTGGAACTATTACTGCTTCCCCAACAATGGTGTATTCAAGCCGTTGGTTGATGACTTATGATGTGGCGGCTAGTGATAGTTTTAACAATGCTCCGTTTATTCCAGAAGACGGCGTACTAGCTGTAAACGGAATCTATGCGTATATGTCTAACGTAGTAGCTTGCAATATTTACTATGGCTGAGTCTAAACAAGCAGTTTTGACAGGACGTAAGCTGTTTATCGGCATCCCTTGTCATGACGGACGTTTGAACGTCAAGACGGCATATGCTATCGCGCAGTTAATGCCGGAAGCTATGCGTCTTGGTATTTCTGTAACTCTATCGGATATATCAAACTGCTCCATCATTACAATGGCGCGCAACTCGCTAGTAGCAGAGTTTTTAAAAACAGATTGCACAGAATTGCTTTTTATTGACTCTGACGTTGTGGTGACCCCGGGGGATATTCTGCGCTTGATGGCTCAAAGCAGCGGCAAAGATATCACTGCTGGCACATACCCGCGCAGGGCTACTGATAAAAGGTTTTTTACAGACCTGTACTTTGATGAAAATGGTGATTTAGAGTTTGATGGCTCAATGATGCGCGTCAAACGTATTGGTACAGGGTTCATGCTTATTCAGCGCCATGTCATCGAGGAAATGGGCAAGGCGCATCCTGAGTGGTCATATAAAAACAAGGCTACAGACGAAAGAATGTATTCGTTGTTTGACTTTGACATCAGGGATGACCAGTATGTTGGCGAAGACTACTTGTTCTGCGATAGAGCGACAGACATGGGTTTCACAGTCCATATTGATGTAGATATCAGCCTACCTCATATCGGTAGCGAAATGTTCACTAACAACTTCCGTGAGAATGTTGTTATCCCGTTGCTTGGAAACATTCGAGATTTACGCTTGAAAGTCGTAAATGGCTAAATCACCAGCATGGCAACGCAAAGAAGGCAAGAACCCCAACGGTGGCTTGAATGCCAAGGGCCGAGCCTCCGCGAAAAAGCAAGGGATGAACTTGAAACCGCCGCAACCAGAAGGCGGCTCAAGGAAAGACTCTTTCTGCGCCAGAATGGAAGGAATGAAAAAGAAGTTGACATCCGCAAAAACAGCGAAAGACCCGAACTCTAGGATTAACAAAAGCCTGCGGGCTTGGAAATGCTAATGGATGCACACCTTATTTGGTCAGCAGTTTTGTCCATTGTGATGGGAGTATTTGGCTTCCTCATGCGGGAAAAACTTGGCCAAATTAGAGACATGGGCGAAGACATTAAACGTGTCGAGCGCCTTTTAAACATAACCCGTGAGGAGGTAGCCCGTGATTACGTTACTCAAACAGAAATTCAGCGCATTACTGACCATATTGACCAGCGCTTCAATCGCCTTGAAGCAAAGATTGACCAGCTTATTCAAGCGGGAAGATAATGCCAAGTAAGAGCAAGAAGCAACATAATTTCATGGAAGCTGTGGCACACAATCCAGAGTTTGCCAAGAAAGCAGGGGTTCCCCAATCCGTGGGGAAAGAGTTCAGTAAGGCCGATAAAGGCAAAACTTTTAAAAGAGGTGGTGAGATGGCTACAACTAAGATGGGTAAACCCGTTATGAAACCCGGCATGAGTACTGCTAAGGATGGCATGAAAAGGCCTACTCCTATGGCTGATACATCTATGGGTGGCGGCATGGGCATGATGAACAAAGGCGGGAAAGTCAAAAAAATGGCTGGCGGTGGCTTTGTTCGTTCAGCTGACGGTATTGCTAAAAAAGGCAAGACTAAAGCTAAACAAGTCAAAATGAAATCTGGCGGATATTGTTAAGGAGCCCATCATGGCAATAAGTAATTTTGGCAAAGCATTTCGTGCAGCTCGCGAGTCTGGCGATAAAGAATTTACTTTTAATGGTAAAAAATACAATACTCGCATGGCAAATGAAACAAAAGCCATGCCCAAATCTTCTCCAATGTCTTCCGTTGATCCAGAAATTGCTGGTCAACCCATGACTAAAGAAGAGTCTGCTAAGTCAATGGATCGCTCGGGCCGATTAAACAGTCTAGAGAATACTGACTTAGAGGGAATGTCTACATTTAGCAAAGGCGGCAAAGTTGGTTCTGCATCTAAACGCGCCGATGGTATTGCTCAACGGGGCAAAACCCGTGGAAAGATGTGCTAAATGCGACCTAGCCGTGGCATGGGCGCTATTAACGCCAGCAAGATGCCTACGGGAGTTAAAAAAGCCCGTAGGGATAACACTGACTTCACGCAATACGCTGAAGGCGGGCCGGTTGGTTTGTATGCCAACATCAACGCCAAGAAAAAACGTATCGCAAAAGGTTCTGGTGAAAAGATGCGTAAAGTTGGCAGCAAGGGTGCTCCTACAGCGCAAGCATTCATTAACTCTGCTAAAACCGCGAAGAAATAAAAGATGAGTACCACAGGTTCTTCCGTATTTAACATGGACTTCACGGAGCTTGCCGAGGAGGCGTGGGAGCGCGCGGGCCGTGAAATGCGTACTGGATACGACTTGCGTACAGCTCGTCGTTCTATGAACCTGATGACTATTGAATGGTCTAACCGTGGTTTAAACATGTGGACGATTGAGCAGGGAACCTTAACCCTGACGCCCGGATTAAGTACTTATGCCTTGCCTACAGACACCATTGATCTGCTAGATCATGTAATCCGTACTGGTGCCAACGCTGTAAACACTCAGGCTGATTTGAGTATTACCCGTATTAGCGTTTCAACCTACGCCACCATCCCCAATAAGCTAGCTCAAGGCCGCCCAATCCAAGTGTGGATTCAACGTATGTCTGGTGAAACAAGCCCTACAAGCTTAACTTTATCCGCAACCATTACTTCTTCTAGTACAACAATCACGTTGAGCTCAGTTGTTGGCCTCGCGGGCGCGGGATACATCCGCCTTGATACAGAAGACATCTACTACGCTTATATCGATGGAAACTCATTAGGCGGAGTATTCAGAGGTCAGAACAGCACTACAGCTGCAGCACACACGATTGGAGCGGCAGTCTACGTCCCCCAGCTGCCAGCATTTACTGTTTGGCCAACACCAGACTCTAGCCAGACCTATCAGTTTGTTTACTACCGTATGCGCCGTATCCAAGACGCTGGCGCTGGTGTGCAGACTCAAGACATGAACTTCCGTTTCTTGCCATGTGTGGCGGCCGGCTTGGCTTACTACATTGCCATGAAACAACCTGAACTTGTAAACCGCTTGCAGATGCTCAAGTCGGTCTACGACGAACAATTTAACTTAGCAGCTGGTGAAGACCATGAGAAGGCAACAATGAGGCTTGTGCCTCGTCAGGCCTTTATTGGAGGAGGCGCTATCTAATGGCCAGCCCATATGCATCAGGTAAATACTCGATTGCCGAGTGTGACCGTTGCGGGCAGCGGTACAAGCTTAAACAGCTAAAGGTTGAGATAATCAAAACCAAGTTGTATCAGCTAAAAGTTTGCGAGTCATGTTGGGATCCTGATCAGCCGCAGTTGCAGCTGGGCATGTATCCAGTCTACGATCCACAGGCTGTATATCAACCTAGACCAGACACAACATATGTTTCTGCTGGCATTGGCCCTGACGGCTTCCCAACAGGCGGCTCAAGGGACATTCAGTGGGGCTGGTATCCAGTGGGTGGCTCTAGATTGTTTGATGATGGATTAACGCCAAATAACTTGGTGGCAACAACAAGTGTTGGTACAGTAACGGTAAGCGTAACTTAGGAGAGAAAGATGGATAAATCAGATTTAAAACAGGATAAGAAAATGATTGCTGGTGCAGTGCATAAGCATGAAAAAAAGATGCATCCCGGTAAGCCAATGACTAAACTTAGAAAAGGTGGCGTAACTTCTTTATCAATGAAGAAAGTTGGACGCAACATGGCTCGCGCTATGAACCAAAAATCTGGGAGCAAATAATGGCTACATTTAGCAAAAAGGTTATGGGTAAAGAGGTTGGCTCTGCCAGCACTTATGCCAAGCCACACACAATGACTGGTAAATCTATGAAGATTTCCAACAATCCCGGCAAAGAGCCAAACCGCAGCAAGCTTGATCAGTACGATCTAACCGTTGCCAACATTAGTAAATCTGCTGGTGACGAACAGACTAAAACATCTGGTATCAAGATTCGCGGAACTGGTGCTGCTACTAAAGGCGTGATGGCCAGAGGCCCAATGGCATGACGTACAACGAATTAGTCATTGCTGTTTCAGACTACTGTGAGAACACGTTTCCCACGGTAGATATGAACATTATGATTAAGCAGGCGGAGCAACGCATCTATAACTCGGTGCAAGTTTCTAACCTGAGAAAGAACGTTACTGGAACTTTAACTTCTGGTAACAAGTACTTGTCTGCGCCTGATGATTTTTTGTCTACATACTCTTTGGCTGTATACCCAGCTGCTGGCGGCGATTATCTGTATTTGTTAAACAAAGACGTTAACTTTATCAGAGATGCGTATCCCAATCCAACGGATACAGGAAAGCCTAAGCACTACGCTATCTTTGGCCCACAGTCTGCTGATGTAAAAGAATTGACGTTTATTCTTGGCCCAACACCAGACGCGGCCTATAAAGCCGAGTTGCACTATTACTATTACCCTGAGTCAATCGTAACTGCTGGACAGACTTGGCTGGGAGATAACTTTGATTCCGCCCTCCTTAACGGAACAATGTTGGAAGCAATAACCTACATGAAGGGTGAGCCTGATCTTGTTACCCTGTATAAAGAGCGTTATGAGTCGGCAATGTTCTTACTCAAGAACTTGGGCGATGGCAAGCAGCGTATGGATGCTTACAGGGATGGCCAAGTCAGGAACCCCGTCGTATGATCGTTCAAACCCAGACAACCAGCTTCAAAGAGCAGCTGTACAGCGGCGTTCACAACTTGTTGTCTGATAGTTTGTACATTGCCCTGTACACCGGAAATGCCAATCTTAATGAAGCTACCACGGTTTACAGCTCTACAAATGAGATAACTGGAACTGGTTACACAGCTGGTGGCAAGTTAATTACAGGCGTTACTGTTCAGAGTAGTGATTACACGGCTTATGTGAGCTTTAATAATCCATTGTGGAGCCCAGCTGCATTCACAACAAGATGCGCGTTAATCTACAATGCGACCAAGGGAAACAAGTCTATTTGCATCTTAGATTTTGGCTCAGATAAGACATGTACAACTACGTTTCTCATCACTTTGCCGGCCAATACATCAACATCTGCACTTATTAGGAGTTCAAATTGATAGTCACAACTACCAAAGGCGAGATGGATGACTCTTTGCTGGAAAAGCGAGAGGGAACATTTGAAGACGATAACGAATTAACCACTTGGGTTGAATACTGGTTGGAAGGTGAAATGGTTCATCGCTCTGCCCATGTAACACTGAAACGCTCGTTACCCATCGGTGGCGAAGTAGGCACTTTCTAACAAGGAAACATCATGGCAAATTCAGCATCACTCTGCACTTCGTTTTTAGCCGAAGCGCTGACCGCAACTCACAACTTTGGTGTTGCACCTATCCGTGCAGCAACTACAGCAGACACCTTTAAGGCCGCTTTGTATTTAACTAGCGCCACGATTGATGCCTCCACTACAGTCTATTCATCTACAGGTGAAGTGACTGGAACTAACTACACGGCTGGTGGTGTGACAATCACAAACGCTACTGCCCCTGCTTCGACTAACAGCTCCGCAACAGCTGGCGTAGCTTACTGGACACCTTCAGCGAGTATCAGCTACACAAACGTCACATTGAGTACTTCTTTCAATGCGATGCTTATGTATAACTCAACCCAGTCAAACAAGGCTGTTGGCGTATACACCTTTGGTAATCAAACGATTACCGCTGGTACTTTTGCGTTGACGATGCCTTCCAACACAACGACTACCGCTTTACTGCGTATCTCTACAACATAAGCGGAGGCGGCTTAAAGCCGTTTAGACCATGTTTGGTATCTCCGCTTTTGCTGAAACGCCGTTTGCCTCGCTTTCTGGGGTAACGGTTGCTGTCGCCTTAACGGGCAATGCAGCATCAGGAGCAGTAGGTACAGTAGGCGTAAGCAGTTCTGTAGCCCTGACGGGCTTAAATGCGTCTGGTGCCGTAGGCACAGTAACCCCTAGTAGCTCACAAGGAGAGACTGGGGATTCGGCATCAGGGTTTGTTGGCACTGTTACCCCATCTTTCTCTGTAGCGTTGACAGGCATAACGGCATCTGGAGCGGTTGGATCTGTTACTGGAACGCAGTCTGTAGCCCTTACGGGTTTAAACGCATCTGGCTTGGTAGGAACACCGACAGCCAGCATGTCTATTGCTTTAACGGGCAATCTGGCTTCTGGATCAGTAGGCACGTTGACACCAACGCAGTCTCTTGCTCTAACTGGGATAACTGCGTCGGGTGCCGTAGGTACGGTAACTCCAAGCATATCCCCAGCGCAGACAGGCGATTCAGCCTCTGGATTCGTTGGGACTGCTACGGCTACGATGTCCGTGGCTTTAGTTGGAAATAGTGCCTCTGGTTCTGTAGGAACGGTAACACCAGAGTTTGCCCCAGATGAAACTGGTGATAGTGCGTCCGGATTTGTTGGTGATGTAACTCCATCGATGGACATTCAGTTGTCTGGAGTGACGGCCAGCGGTAGCGTAGGAACTGTAGGACAGAGTGTTTCTGTTGCGCTTAGTGGAAATACCGCTTCTGGTTTTGTTGGGACTGTGTTGCCCGGCAAGGCGGCGGCACTAACAGGTTTAAACGCAAATGGTGATGTTGGAACCGTTGGGTTTAGTATTTCACAGGCATTGACTGGCAAGTCTGCACAAGGATATGTTGGAACTCTTGCGGCTTTCTACTGGTCATTAATAGATGACAGTCAAACAGCAAACTGGCAAAATATAAATGATTCACAATCGGCAGGCTGGACGGACATAAACAACGTTGAAAATGCCGACTGGCAAGTCATTGATACCGTGAATTAAGGAATAAAAATGGCGCTTGTACTAGCAGACAGAGTAAAGGAAACCACCACAACGACTGGCACGGGAACGGTGACTCTGCTTGGTGCCTCTACTGGATTTCAATCTTTTGCCGTAATAGGTAATACAAACACCACCTACTACACCATAGCGGGGCAAACAGGCTCTGAATGGGAAGTAGGAATAGGAACTTACACCTCATCAGGCACAACCCTAGCCCGCACGACCGTCCTATCGTCCAGCAACTCAGGCTCACTGGTTAACTTTTCGGCAGGAACAAAAGACGTATTTGTCACCTATCCATCTGGTAAGTCTGTAAATCAAGATGCTAGTGGTAATGTTACCAACGCAGGAAGTATCACAGGCACCAACATGATCGCTAGTAATGGCCTTCATGTAAACAGCCAAACAGTAAGTGCAAGTTACACCATAGCCGCAGGATACTCAGCCGTATCAGCGGGGCCAATCACTGTGGCAAGCGGGCAGTCAGTTACTTTAGGTTCTGGCGCTCGTTGGGTTGTGGTTTAACTAAAAGGGCTATAAAATGAAAGAATATAGGAGCAGAACGTGACCACAGCATATACCTCACTGCTAGGACTTGCACTACCCGTCACTGGTGAACTGTCGGGTACATGGGGCGATGTTGTCAATAACTCCATTACGAACCTCCTAGACTCAGCAATCGCTGGGACTACCACCATCACTTCCGATGCAGATGTAACTTTATCCACCACAACTGGTGCGGCTAATACATCGAGAGAAGCCATTCTGTTATGGACGGCAAGCGGAACAGTCACTAGGACTATTACAGCGCCAGCCCAGTCTAAAGTCTATGTTGTCATTAACAAGACCGGAAGCACCCAGTCGATCAAGTTGGTAGGAGTAGGCCCGACAACTGGCGTAACTATCTTAGCCAATGAGTTGGCAATATGCGCTTGGAACGGGGTTGACTTTGTAAAGGTTGCCAATCAATACGGCATCTCTAACGTCACAGCCCTCAACGCTTCGGCAGATTCCATTTTTTCGTCTACTGGTGCTTTGACAATCAGCAAGGGAACGACAGCCCAACAACCCGGCTCACCCACTACGGGTATGTTGCGTTACAACAGCACGACAAATGAGTTTGAAGGCTATAGCGGCGCATCTCCGGCATGGAAGTCAGTGGGCGGATCGGCGATTAGCAACGACACCTCAACGGCTACTAACGTATATCCTCTCTTTGCGGCGGCTACAAGCGGCACAGCATTAAACATTTACACAAGTAATGCCAAGCTCTTGTATAAGCCAAGCACGGGAGAGTTTCAAGCATCTGTGCTAAATGCTGGTAACGGCATCGTAATCAATAACCAAACAGTCAGCGTAAGCTATACGATTGCGGCTGGCACTTCTGGTATGTCATCAGGCCCAATTTCAATTGCAAGTGGCCAGTCTGTAACTGTAAGCTCAGGAAGTAGGTGGGTGGTGGTATGACGGCCTGTAGCGTTTATTGGGTACACCACCCTGACCACAGCGATATGCTGACTCAGGGATACATAGGTGTGTCTAAAAATGTCAAGACTCGTTTTTCTAGCCATAAAAATAGCCCGTCAAATGAGCATTTAAAAAGAGCCATAAAAAAGTATGGCTGGGACACGCTGGTTAAAAAAGTGTTGCTTATTGCGGATGAAGCATATTGCTTGATGATTGAAGCAAAACTAAGAGCGACTGACCAAATTGGTTGGAATGTTGCTGTTGGTGGTGGTATGCCGCCAAGCGCTTTAGGTAAAGTTTTTGGCCCAATGTCAGAAGAGACAAAAGCAAAAGTAAGCGCATCAAAAAAAGGGCATAGACATACGCCAGAAGTAGAAGCCCTTGTTATGCAAAATTTGATTATTCACGGTGCTAACACTAGATTTAAAAAAGGTTTTATTCCTCACAACAAAGGCGAGAAAATTCCTTCCCATGTTTTGGAAGCAATTATTAAAGCCAATACTGGTAGAAAATTTACTGATGAACACAAGGCAAAGATTGGCCGCGCATCGCTTGGAAGAAAAATGACCGAGCATACAAAATCCCAATTAAAATTGGCAAACATTGGTAGACCAAATGCCATGACAGGAAAACACTTTCCAAAGATTGAATGTCCGCACTGCAAAAAAGTGGGTGGATTAACTGCTATGCCAAGATGGCATATGGACAACTGTAAATTTAAGGAATAAATATGGCGAGTCTTATTGTCAATGGCGATACCAGCGGTTCAGTAACCCTATCTGCACCTGCGGTAGCGGGAACAGTCACAGTCACACTACCTTCCGCATCAGGAACTATGGCAGTGAGTGGTGGTTCTCCATCGTTTACTACGATTACCACAACATCTGACGCATCTATCTCAGGTCTAACAGTAGGTAAAGGCGGTGGTGCTATATCTACTAACACGGCTGTGGGTGCTAGTGCTTTACAGGCAAATACGACAGGATATTCTGGTACTGCTGTAGGTTATCAAGCACTTTATACAAATACTACATCTCCTCATAATACCGCTTTTGGTTATCAAGCCCTGTATGCAAATGCTGGCGGAAATAACAATACTGCCGTTGGAGATAGCGCTGGTGTAGCAGTTACATCAGGCGGTAAAAATACTGTATTAGGTTCATTTGCTTTACAGACTGAGACTACTGGAAGTAACAATACTGCTATTGGATTTAACGCCTTAAATACTCAAAACGGAGCATCTGACAACACAGCCGTAGGTTATCAGGCTCTTTATAACAATGTGACAGGCACAGGCTTAACGGCAATAGGCAAAGGTGCGGCACTTGCAAGTACGGGAAACTACAACACTATTGTTGGATGGCGTACTGGCGAGGCTATAACATCAGGCGCTGGAAATACGATTGTTGGTGCTTTGGCGGGTTCATTAAGCACAGGCTCGCAGAACACATTTATTGGTGGCCCTGTTATTGGTGTATCAAATGGTTGTGCATCAGCCATGACAACTGGGTCTAAAAACACAATTATCGGTAACTACAACGGCAACCAAAATAGCCTAGACATTCGCACATTATCAAACATAGTTGTGCTGTCTGATGGGGATGGGAATCCAAGGGGTTATTTTGACAGTAGTGGCACTTTTATTATTACAAGAACTGCCGCAAGTGGTTTAGTAAGTATAGGTGTATATACAGAAACGACAGGAAGTGCCGCAAATGTTTTTGTTGGTTCAGATGGTTATTTTAAAAGGTCAACTTCATCATTAAAATACAAAAAGAATGTTGTAGATACTACGCATGGTCTTACAGACTTACTAAAACTTCGTTCTGTTACATACCAAGGAAAAGCAGAAGCCGATGCTGGTAAAACCTTTGGTGGCTTAATTGCAGAAGAAGTGCATGATGCAGGTTTAACAGAGTTTGTACAGTACGCAGATGATGGCTCACCTGATGCTTTGGCTTACGGCAATATGGTTTCTCTTTGCATTAAAGCAATCCAAGAACTTAAAGCCGAACTAGATACAGTAAAAGCCGAACTTGCGGCTCTGAAAGGATAAGACATGACGACTACCATAAATGCCAGCACCAGCGCAGGGCTGGTTCAAACTGCCGATACTTCGGGAATTTTGCAACTACAAACTGCATCTACAGCGGCAGTCACGATAGACGCTTCACAAAACACCACATTAGCAGGAACGCTAACAACGACAGGCATTACCAACTCAGGTGTAGCAACTGCCACAAGGTTTAACCCTACTGGCTCATCTGTTACTGGTAATGGAATGTATCTACCAGCGGCTAACTCTTTGGGCCTGTCTACTAATGGCACTAATGCTGTTTATATAGATTCTTCACAGAATGTGGGGATTGGTGTTACGCCTAGTTACAAATTAGATGTACTTGGCGGTAATGCGCCAGCACAAATTGCATCTAACGATTCAACCGCTTCTGTTGGTCTTACGCTGAAATACAACACTTCAACTGTTTATGGTTATTTGGGTAATGGCTCATCTATTTTGAGCGGTGCATCATCTTCTGATTTTGTTATGCGTAGCCAAGGCGCATTGGTTTTTGCTACAAATGGAAATAATCGTCAAGCCACTATTGACACTAGCGGTAACTTACTGGTGGGGGCTACAACACCGTATTCTGGTACTGCATCAAACTTTACTACCACTACTGGTGTTGACATTGGGTCAAGTAGTACCGCAACATCTAAACAGTTGCAATTTATAAGAAATGGAAGCACGGGGACTGCTGGTAATATTTACGCAACTGCTGGTAGTTTTAGCAACTACTGCGGTATTGAATTTGTTATTGAGAATGTGGGCGGTGGTTCACAGGCAGGTTATTTAAAATTTAATACGACTTCAAGCGCAACATCCGCAGAGCGTGGTCGTTTTGACTCAAGCGGTAACTTGCTGGTGGGGTTTACATCTGCAACAGCAACTCCCGCTCAAGGTGTAGGCATTTCAGGTAGTTCGTCAGCAGGTGTTTACATTGGTCATGCTAGTGGAACTCCTAGCGGTAATTATTATCAAGCGTTTAGTTATAACGGCTCTGCTATTGGTTCTATTACTCAAAACGGCACAACTAATATTGCATACAACACATCATCCGACTATCGCTTAAAAGAAAATATCCAGCCGATGCAAAATGCACTGGCAACAATTTCTCAACTTAAACCAGTTACATACAAATGGAAAACTGATGGTACTGATGGACAAGGTTTTATAGCGCACGAATTGCAAGCGGTTGTACCTGATTGCGTAACAGGAGATAAAGACGGATTAGATGATGATGGAAATCCTAAATACCAAGGCGTTGATACATCATTCCTAGTAGCAACACTAACAGCGGCTATACAAGAACTAAAAGCAATAAACGACACACAAGCCGAAACAATCAACGCACTAACCGCCCGAATCGTGGCTTTGGAGGCTAAATGACAGCAATTATTGACGGAACAAATGGCGTAACCTTCCCTGCGGGTGGAGTAGGTAATCCTGCTGGTGCAGTGGTGGGTACAACTGATACTCAGACGCTTACTAATAAGACTCTGACTAGTCCAACACTAACAACTCCAGCATTAGGTACGCCATCTGCTTTGGTGTTGACTAATGCTACTGGGTTACCACTTACAACTGGCGTAACAGGAACTTTGCCTGTTGCAAATGGCGGTACAGGTAGAACAACAACATTGGCTCAAGCCTCTATTATTCTTACATCAGACTCTTCAACTTTTGGTGATAGCACTTACCAAAAAGTGCCTTTCAATTCCGCAACTTTTGACAACAAGTCTGGTTTTGCAAGCAATCAGTACACCATTCAAGTTGCTGGTCAGTACACAATTACAACTACCATTTATCAAAGGCAATCAAGTGGTGGTCAACCTAATCAGTGGATTGTTAGGATTTATAAAAACGGCTCTTCTTTTAGTAACGGGGCAGAAAATGATTTTACTGGCTCATATGCTTATTCAAACACATTAACATCATCTTGGAGTGGAACGCTTGCTGTAAATGATGTTATATCTGTTTATGGGTATCACTCTGGGGGTAATGGAAGCAACCAATGTTATTTTGTTGGGCAAAGTTGCACACTCAACATTCAACAATTGTCATAAGGAATAAAAAATGTCTCTTGCTTCAAAAATTAGAGCAATCTACCCCGAAGTCACAGACCGTGACTTTTCGACGACCATCACTCTTCAGAATGATTCTGACGGCAAAGGCGATTACATAGCCAAGTGGGAACATCCAACATTGGCTAGACCTACAGACGAACAACTTGCATAAGGAATAAACCATGTCAGAAATTACTATCACCGCAGAACAAATTGCACAGCATTACTCTGCCGCAATGGACTCAGTAAATCTTATCAACGCTGGAAAGCCCGAAGGCATGACAGCAGAAGATTGGGCAGACTGCTTGGCTCGTAACAAAGAGCATCTAAAGATTATGCTTGCCAAAGATTTTTGGACAACCGAGAACATGACACCGCTAGAGGATGCATCAGCATGAGCGACATTGCAATCACCCTGACCGCACAAGAAGCCGTTGACGTTATCAACATCATCGGTCAATTACCAACCCAGTCCAACGCTCATCCGTTGTACACAAAGTTGCGTAGTCAGGTAGAACCTCAGTTGCCCAAGCCTGAGCCAGCGGAGTAAGCCATTGACCCATTCTCCCTACTTATGGCGGCTCAAGCCGCTGTTGGCTTTATTAAGCAGGGATGTTCTATGCTCCATGAGGGGCGTATGGAACTTGAGGGCGCAAAGAAAACCGTTGAGGGAGTCATTGGCGATGTCAAGGCAATCAAAGGTATCTTTGACTGGTTCATTGGTCTGTTTAAACGAGCAGAGCCAGACACCCCGTCCAAGCCTGTGGCGCAAAAGAAAACAGCCAAAGCCAAACAGTCTTACGAAGACCTCGAACTCAAACTCATCAGCGAGATTGGTGCAAACCTCGGAGTCCTCTTTGACACGCAACAACAGATTAACAACCATTACCTTGAACTAGAGGAGACAAGCAAAACCAACTATGACCCAGCGCAAAACACCAGTCAAAAAGCCATAGAGCGGGCATTGATTGAGTTGCAACTGGAGAAGTTGATGGAGCAGACTAGAGAGGCAATGGTCTACGCCCCGCCTGAGTTGAAGGACTTGTACAGTAGATTCCTCAAAATGCACCAAAAGATTGAGCGGGAACAGGAATGGGCTAGAGCAGAAACAATACGCAGGACTAGGCTGGCAAGGTGGAAACAAGAGCAAGAGGAGATTGAGTTGATTGGGCTGGTAAGTAGTGGGGTCGCAGTTGTGTTTATATCTATGTTTTTTGGGTGGTTCATGTGGCAACTACGAAGCTGGTCTACTGGATATTGATAGGAGTAGCCATATGCATCATTGTTGGAGTTACTTCGATGGCGTATGTGGAAACCTTGTATATGAAAGCCCAGCTCCGGCAAGAGATGAAAGAGTTACGCAAACTTAAACGGGAACTGAAAGAATCAAAATGAATGAACTACTCGGTCTTCTTAAAAATATTGCGCCTACTCTTGCTACTGCCGTTGCTGGCCCTCTGGGTGGTGCCGCTGTTAGTGCTATTGCTTCTCGGCTGGGCGTTGGTGATTCTGTTGAAGCGGTAGCCAAGGCTATTGCTGGTGACCCTGCTGCTGCTCAGAAAATCGCAGAGTTAGAGTTAGAGATGGCTAAAGTGGCGGCAGATGCCATGAAGAACGAAGACAACAACATCTCCAAGCGCTGGGATGTGGACATGACTAGCGACTCTTGGCTGTCCAAAAATATTCGTCCCATGAGCCTTGTAGCCATCTTTATAGGTTACTTTCTGTTTGCCATGATGTCAGCCTTTGGTTTAAACGCTAATGAGGCGTATGTCACCTTGCTAGGACAGTGGGGAATGCTGATAATGGGGGCATATTTTGGTGGACGAACAGTTGAGAAACTTGCCGAGATGAAAAAGAAATGAACCTCTCCGAACACTTTACCCTTGATGAAGCAACCTATAGCGAGACTGCTATACGTTTAAACATCAATAATCAGCCAGATGAGCGCCAACTGGCGAACATGACGACGGCTGCTCAAAAGATGGAGGAGGTTCGCAATGTCACAGGCGCTCTTCGTGTTAATTCTTGGCTACGCTTGCCCGATGTTAATGTGGCTGTTGGTGGCTCTAAAGTATCCAGTCACATGGACGGGTGGGCTATTGATTGCTCTTCTTCTGCTCATACTCCTCACGAACTATGTCAGATTGTTTTGAAGGCTGGAATTAAGTTTGACCAGATGATCCATGAGTACGGACGTTGGATGCACATCAGTTTTGCGCCTGAGATGCGTCAGCAAGCGCTGACTATCTTCAAACCAGAAGGCAAGTACAAACCCGGCATTTGGACAGAAGCCGAATACCATACAAAGTAATATGCCACTAAAAAAACTAGCTCTAAGGCCGGGGGTCAATAAGGAGAACACTCGCTATACCAATGAGAACGGCTGGTACGACTGCGACAAAATCCGTTTCCGCCAAGGCACACCTGAGAAAATAGGCGGCTGGCAACGCATCTCCACTGACACGTTTCTAGGGATTTGTCGATCCCTGTGGAACTGGGTAACCCTTTCTGCTCTTAATCTGATTGGCGTAGGCACTAACCTCAAGTTCTACATCGAGCGTGGGGGTGTTTATAACGATGTAACCCCGATCAGGGCTACAGCCACCTTAACCAATCCTTTCACGGCTACGGCTAGTTCTAGCGTAATCAGCGTTGCAGCCACAGCGCACGGATGCATAACCAACGACTATGTAACTTTCAGTGGTGCAGGCATTACTAGTTTGGGTGGAAACATTACTGCCGCTGTGCTGACCGGCGAGTTCAAAGTTACTGTCATTACAGTAAACACATACACCATTACTGTCTCAGCCACGGCTAATGCCACAGACGCATCAGGATCACCCGGCGGCGGAACTGTGATTGCTCAATATCAAATTAACACCGGCCCAGCCTATGCAGTCCCTTTGAGCGGCTGGGGAACTGGCCTATGGGGATATGGAACATGGGGCTTTGGTGCCGCATCTACGGACGCTATGCGCTTGTGGAGTCAAAGTAACTTTGGCCAAGACCTAATCTTTGGCCCAAGGGGTGGTGCTATTTATTTATGGAACGCCAATCTAGGCGTAACAGGATCTACATTTACAGTAACGATTGCTAGTCCGGCTGTGGTTACGTTTGGAAGTTTGACTGCTATTCCCAATGGCACGGTTATCCAGCTAACCACTACAGGCGCTTTACCCACAGGATTGTCTGTAGGTACTGTTTATTATGTTGCTAACTCTTCTGGGGCTACTTGCAACCTGACAGCTACTTTTGGTGGAGCAAACATAATCACAACAGGCGTTCAATCTGGCACTCATTCTGTATCTTCAAGAGGTATAAACATTGCCAGCCTAGCCAGCGCATCCGCCTGTCCTACGGTGCAAAACTTTATTCTTGTCTCTGATACAAGCAGATATGTGTTTGCTTTTGGATGTAACGCACTTGGATCGACTACTCAAGACCCCATGCAGATCCGTTGGTCTAACCAAGAATCCGTAGTGGAATGGACTCCCGCCGCCACTAATACAGCTGGTGATCTTCGTCTGTCTCACGGTTCTGAGATTGTTACGGCCATGCAAGCCCGACAAGAGATATTGGTATGGACTGATTCATCCCTTTATTCTCTCCAGTATGTAGGCGCTCCCGTGGTGTGGGGTTCTCAACTGGTTGGTGATAACGTATCTATCGCTGGAGAAAATGCCGTGGGCTACGCTGGTGGCGTGGCGTACTGGATGGGCGTAGATAAGTTCTATAAATACGATGGACGCACTCAAACCTTGTCTTGTGATCTGCGCCAGCACGTTTTTGAAAACATAAACAAAGACCAGTTTGACCAAGTTGTGTCTGGAACTAACGAGGGCTTTAATGAAATCTGGTGGTTCTACTGTTCTTTAGACTCTACCGTGGTTGACTCTTATGTTGTCTATAACTACCTTGAACCAGACGGCAAAGGCGGTACTGGCGTTTGGTATTACGGCTCTATGGGCAGAACAGCATGGCTGGATTCTGGTCTAAGCGATTACCCAATTGGAGCCACTTATGACTACAACTTAGTCAACCATGAAATTGGTGTTGACGATAAGACTACGGGTACGACTCTACCTATTGAGGCTTACATCACATCTGCTGAGTTTGATATTGATGACGGCGATAGGTTTGGGTTTATATGGCGTGTAGTACCAGACATTACCTTTAGAGGATCTACGGCAACTAGCCCGCAAGTCACTATGTACTTAAAGCCCATGCAGAACTCAGGCTCTGGGTATAACAGCCCAGCGTCTGTAGGTGGCGATGCCTCGGCCACTATTACCCGCACGGCAATTCTTCCAATTGAAGAATTCACGGGGCAGATCTATACAAGGGTTAGAGGCCGTCAAATGGCTATGGAAGTCAGGTCTACTGCCGCAGGAGTAACTTGGCAACTAGGATCGCCCCGTCTAGACATTAGACAGGACGGCAGACGATGACATACATCGTTACCTCTGAATCTGAAATAAATAAAATTGCGGCACCAGCATTGCCTCTTGGTGGGGAGGAGTATTCCCCTCTATACCAAAATCAGTTTAATAATGTCTTGCGCCTGTACTTCAACCGAATACAAGGCATATTGGATCAACTAAGTACGGACAGCGGGATAATCCCCGCCCTTACCGTTTATACGGTGACAACCCTTCCAAGCGCCGCTACATCTGGAATTGGGGCTAGGGCGTTTGTGTCTGATGCTTTAGCTCCGGTATTTGGTTCAACCGTAGCCACAGGCGGGGCGGTCAAAACGCCTGTATATTCAGATGGAACAAACTGGAAGGTCGGATGAACTTTATAGAACTGCTTAACAAAGTAGCCAGAGTCGCCCGCCCGGCTCACCATGAGTTCGTCCCTATTGAGCGGATGGATGAGAGGTTCGAGGAGACTTGCTTTGACTCCCTAGACATGCTGATGATCGGTATGTTTATGGGCATGATCTATGACATCCCAGACGAGATATCCAAAGAGTTCCAGCCTGAGACTGTAGATGAGCTGTATGACTTTATCCAGCTGCACAAGACGCGCGATCCTGAGTCTATGGAATGGGCTTTGGAGCAGATCAAATGATCCACCTAACCCACTACCGGACGGCTTACTCAACTACGGTTGAACTCATGGAGGGACCGTTTCCTCAGAGAGTTCACTGGTTTCCAGAAACATACGCCCGCGTGAGTACTGGGATGTTTTACGCTCCTCACCGCTTGGCCGAGAAAGTCTTAGATCCTGAGCTGGTCAAATACCTACGAGAGAACCGCGTTGGCAAGACTGCATTTATTCTTGCTTCGGGTAACGCCCACTTTGCCGGAATTAACCCACGCTCTAAGAAGCCTACAAGGTTGTCCTATGAATACAAGTTCCTCCCCTTTTCCCTTACTCAGGTCTACGCTGGAAGAACGGCCCAAGCTCTGGGTGCTACGGATCATGTTGTTACCGATGCCACGGCCTGTGCGTCAAGCCTCAAAGCCCTCATGGACGTCCAAACCCTCATCAACCACTACGGGTTTAAAAGAGTAGTAGTTCTGTCGGTTGAGGATGCCGTATCAAACGCGGTGCTGGAGTTCTTTGGTGAGGCTAGAGCGTCCTTGTCTCAAAAAGAAGAGGAGCGTGGCGTATTACCATCAGCGTTTGATGACACTAACTATGGCTTCAGAGTTGGCCAAGGCGCTGTACTGGCGGTGTTTGAGGCTGACTCAGACAACCCGTTGGCCACCCTCAAAGGGGCGTATACGGCTAGCGAGGATCATTCAAATGCTATCGGCCAGCGAGAGGACGGGCAGGGGTTTGTGCGTTCTATTGAGGGTGCTTTGCATGTTTCTGGCGCTACCGCCGAACAGATTAAAGTGGTCAAAACCCATGGCACTGGAACAAGTTCCAATAACGTAGCTGAAAAAGCCGCTTTAAATTACTGTTTAGGGGGTTACATTGCAACGTCATACAAGGCTAAAATCGGCCACACTATGGGCGCCAGTGGCTTGCTCGAGACATGTTTGCTAATTGATGATTTAAAACGTGGCGTTGTGCCAAAGATAGAAAACCGCACAACACATGACAACCAATTTCTTTCCTATGATGAGTCTAACCCCGGTGGGTTGATTCTCAGCTTGGCCGCTGGCATGGGTAACGTGTATTCTGCAGCAATTCTGGAGATCTAGTATGGCAATGGTGGACAGCAAGGAGAAAAAGCTCAACAACGCTGAGATAGCTCATATCGCGTTGGAGAACACTCGCTCCCAACATTCGCCTAAAGTGGCATTCCCAGCCATGCTGACCGAGATGACCCAGCCCAATACAGATGTAAAACAAATTGGTAATACGATCTTTATCCTTCATAAAGGGGATAAAGGCCAAGGATTCTTTAAAGCTTTGAACGCCGACAAAGCCCGTAACTTTGTAGAAAACAGTAAACAGTATGTGGTCTATGCCAAGAAAATGGGTATGAACATGCTGGTCACAGAGTTTGAGGATCCGGCAATAAGTACTTTATTCCACGCCATCTCTAAGAAGCCCCCGATGCCCGGCATGGGGTTCAAAGAGTACAAGCTCAAGTCCGGCGGCAGGCGGATTGTTTTGAACTTAGGACAATGATATGGGTGCAGTAGCAGATGCAGTATCGGATGTAGGTGACGCAGTAGGTGACGTAGTCTCCTCTGTGGGAGATGCTGTTTCCGACGTTGGCAATGCTGTTGTTACGCAAGTTGTTGAACCTGTTGTAAAAGCTGTTGATAACACTATCAAAGCAGTTGAAGCCGACCCAGTTGGCGCTCTTGCAAAAATAACCGTTGCAATTGTTGCCCCTGAGTTTCTCCCTCTTGTTTCTGCGGCAGACACAATAGCCCACGGCGGAAGTCTAGAAGATGGCTTGAAGTCTGCGGCCACTACTTATGTAGCCCAAGGCGTTGCCCAAGGCGTTAGCAATTACGTTAATACGGGCGTAGACAGCGTAGGTGCTGCAAATACTTATGGCACAGATATAGGTTCTCAACAGAGTAGTATGCTGGCCGCACAAGAAGCTGGTATGGGTACGGCTGGAGATGTAGCTGGAAACATCGCGGGCAAGATTGCTGGTGGCACAGCTGCAGGCATTGTTCGTGGCCAAGATCCTTTGGTTGCCCTGACTAACTCCGGTATATCCGCTGGAACAGCTGCTGTTACGGATCAGATTCCCGGCTTTGAGAACTTGTCGCCCGGTCAAAAAGCGGCAGTTAATTCGGTTGTTGCGTCTACTTTGATGGGCGGCGATCCTTCTCAAGCTTTAGTAAACGCCGCAATCAATTCAGGCATATCCGAGGCCAAGAGTCAATACCAACAAGCTAATGCTTCTGGCTTAAAGGCTGGCGATACAGGTAAAGCAGAAAGTGTGTTTGATCCTACTTTTGCTGGGACTATGCCAACTACAGCGCCTACAACTACGGCTGATCTTGCGGATCAAGTTTTACCCAAAGGCGTACAAGTTGCAGGCCCATTAGATTCCGCCTCTTTTAACAAAGTGGATGTATCTGGCAAACCAATCTATGCCGAAAGTCCTGCTGCTAAAGAATATAAACCTCCGTTTGGCTATCGTTTATTGTCTTCAGCTGAGGCAGACAACAAACCAGCTGGTTCTTTCTACGATCCAACAACCAATGCATGGTTAGCGCCTGATATGGAGTCTGTAGCAGGACTTCAAAAATCGTTAATGAATGAGCCAGATACTAAACCAGAAATTACGCCCGAAGCTGCAATTCCAGTTAAACCAAATGAAGTTCCTGTAGTTGATACAGAATTTACGCCTGATCTCAAGACAAGCCAAGAAGACTTCTTAGCGTCTATCGGTATTAGTCCAAGCTCTGTATCTGGAATGCCAGCTCAACAGACTGATCCGCTAGCAGAGGTAACACCTCCTGCTCCGCCTGTTCAAACAACAGCAAGCGATCAAGCTTATTGGGATGCAATTGGTATTGATCCAAACTCTGTATCAAATATGCCCGCCATGGAAACAGATCCATTAGCTGACATCATTCCTGTAACCCAACAACCCACGTTGTCAGAGCTTTCAAAATCATTGACAAGCACACCAACTTCAACTCCTGTAAAACAAGTTTCTACGGGTTCTACAGGCAGTGGATTTAACTTTGGAAATGCGGCTTTGATTGGCGGAGCGGCTTTAGGTTTAGGTGCATTGGCTAGTGACAGCTCAAGCCCAGCTGCACAAACGGCCGCTTACAAACAACAACTTCTTAATTGGAATCCACGCCCATGGGAGGCTCCTATCGATGGGGCGGCTCAAGGGCAAGCAATGCTTGATCCACGGTTTGCAGCACAAGGCGGTCTAATGTCTTTGGCTGGGGGTGGAGCTCTTGGCGGTTACTCTGATGGAGGCCGCTTACTCAAAGGCCCCGGAGATGGAATGTCAGACCATATACCAGCTTCAATCAGCAACAAGCAACCAGCTAGATTGGCTGATGGTGAGTTTGTAATCCCTGCTGATGTGGTATCTCATCTTGGAAACGGCTCAACAGATGCTGGAGCTAAGGTTTTATACAAGATGATGGATCAAGTTCGCAGAGCCCGCACGGGAAACCCCAAGCAGGGCAAACAAATTAAACCCCAAAAATTCATTCCTAAGTAAGGAAATACCATGGCACTACTATCATCTTCAGGACTTACCGATACGCCCAGCTCGGCAACGGTAACGGGACCAAGCACCTTTACGCAACCTTACGTTCAAGACGTACTGGGTAAGGGTCAGGCGCTTCTTAATAATCCTGCTCCTCAGTACACGGGTCAGTTAACCGCTGGTACTTCTGAGCTTCAAAATAAAGCATTTCAAGGATTATCAAACTTAACCTTGCCGTCTACCATGACTACGGCCGGTACCAATCTTTTAGATATTGGCAATAAATCAGCTGGAACAAGTTACAACCCTGTTGGTAGTGCATTTGATGCAAATGCCGCCCAGCAGTACATGAACCCATATCTGCAGAACGCGCTTAATCCACAATTGGAGGAGGCTCGTCGCCAAGCTCAAATTACTCAGTTAGGTAATGCGGCTAAGTCCACCCAAGCAGGAGCATACGGCGGATCCCGTCAAGCTTTGATGGATACTGAGACTCAACGTAATCTAGGAACTAACTTAGCCACTATTACTGGTCAGGGATACAACACCGCTTACGATAAGGCGGCAACTCAATTTAATGCTGACCAAGCTCGCAGGATTCAAGAAGCTCAGTACGGTACAGACGTAGGCCTCAAAGGTCTATCTCAAGCCGCAACGGCAAATCAAGCCGCAGGAAACGTAGGAACCCAACAAGCTCAGTATGGATTGCAAAATCTTACAGCCTTGGGTGCTGCTGGAAATACTCAGCAAGCTCAAAACCAAGCCGGCCTCAATGCTCTGTACAACCAGTACCTTGAGCAAAGAAACTACCCCGGCACCTTACTTGCCAATCAAGCCAACCTCATCAAAGGTATTGGCGGATCTACTGCAAGTACGTTCAACGCCAAGCCAAGCTTCTTACAAAGTGCTGTTGGTACTGCGGCTAGTACTGCAGAGCTTATTAAAAACCTTAAAGCTTCCGGTATGACTGGTGACACCATTACTAACGTACTAAAAGCTGCCGGTATTAATCCAAGCACTTTGCTAAATAGAAATTCAATTAGCCCAGATCAAGTTCCATTTGGATACACGCTATCCCCAGATGGAACTTATATAAGTGATTCACAAGGCGGAAGATACACACCGGGAGCTAATGGGGAGCTCATTCCAACAGGTTCAACCGAGTCGCCTATCTATGATCCAAACGCTATGACCGTCCCAGAAAATCCATATCCCGGTTACAACCCAAATCAAACGGTGCCTGATGTCAACTTTGACCCCAATGAGCCTTAATAAGGAAATAACATGGCAATCGAACCAGCAAACTTAATTCAAGTTCAAAGCAGTCTTCAAGACCCATTCACGGTTAAGAACGAAGACCTGATCAAGTACGCCAATGGCTCAAACCCAGAAGTGCCAGCATTCCTCGCTTTGATTGAGATGAATCGTCGCAAGCAAATCGAAGAAGGTAGCACGGCGCTTGATACAACCAAAGGCACTATTAAAGACCAAGTCGCTGGATCTTTAACTGCGCCTCCTACGGGTATTAACCCAACGGCTAATCCATATACGGTTAACCCAGCTGCTGCACCAAACATGGTTAACCCTGCGGCCGCCCAGCCTGACCAAGGCATTACCCAGCTACCCCAAGGCGTTAACCCAACTCAGGCTCCCCCTGTACAGCAACCTTCTCCTGCAAGACAACCAGTCATGGCTGCTGGTGGCGGGCTAATGTCTTTGCCCGTCAATCACTTCAATGAGAGTAGTTACGCGGGCGGTGGCATTGTTGCGTTTGCTCGTGGTGATGTTATTCGTGGAAATCCAGATGAGGATCAATACACTCATTTAAATGGAAGGCTGTCTCAAAAAGAAGCCGCCGATTACGGTCTTATTGCAGCGGCTAATGACCAATCCGATGCAGAACGTCAACGCCTAATGTCAAAAGAACAAATTGCTCGAGTTATGGCTGGCAACCCTAAATTAGAAAGTGCTGGCACTACTTTGGTTAATTTACCAACCGATGAAACACCAGTTCCAAGAGCAGCTCCAGTAGCTCCTCCTAAACCCGGTTCTTACGAAGCAATCCTTGCAAGTCTTCCTAAAGCGCCAGAGATAACTTCTACTGCACCACAGACTCTTAGCCGAGCCCAAGCTTTTGAAGGCATCAAAGAAAGCCAAAAGTTAGCTGGTGTAAAAGAAGATCCTTATGCGGAGGCAACAAAACGCCAAGCTGCAAAAGAAAAGCGCGAGCAAGAAGTGTATGAGCGCGGTGGTATTGACCGCCTAATTGCTCAGGCTAGCGCATTTGCTAAAGCCGATCCATCCCGTGGTATTGGTTACCAAGGCGCGGTTGCTGCCGAAGCATCACAAGTGTTGCAAAAAGAACAAGACACTATCCGCGACAAACAAGAAACTGCGGCTATTGAGTTTCATAGAAGCCTAGCCAAAGAAGAAGACGCCAAGCGCCGTGGTGATGCAGCTGGCATTGAGGCCGCTGTTGCCGAAAGAGAAAAAGCTAAAAGAGAGTTTGACAAACTTACTGTTGATGCCTTTAAGGTTAAAACTGACCTTGGAACTTTGGCTTCTCATATATACAGTACTGGAGAAACTTCTAAAAATGCCGCAGAATCCAATGCAAATACTAAAATGTATTACGGCATTCTTGGGAAGCATTACGAAAATCTTGATAAAGCCGCCGAAGAAACTAAGCCCACTAAAGCGGATAAAAATATTGCTAAAGCAGAAGCTGCTACAAACAATGACGCTCAGTACAAACGAGAGGCTGAACGTATTGGCCCTAATGGCGGTTTAGAACCCGGCTCTCCTGAATTTAATGCAGCATTACAACGCATGTATGAAATTAGAAAATTTCACTTTAACGCAATTGGCGCAGAATTACCACCAATGATGCCTTTACCTCAAGTTGTTGAAATGTCAAAGAAACCCGGATGGTGGGCAAGGAATGCCCCTGAAATTTTAGGTGGCGCACCTTCTGGCCCTAAACCTGTAAAATTTGAAGATCTACCAAAATAAGGGGCGGGCATGGATGTCTTAATGCCAGATGGCAGAACGGTAACAGGCGTTCCTGACAATATTACGCAAACAGAATTACTGGCGCGTTATGGCAAATATACAGCTGGCGCTCCTACGCAAGCTCAACCAAGCGCTCCAGAGGCCGGCCTTCCATCTATAGTTCCAGCAGCTGCACCAGTAACTCAGGCCGCGCCAGCTGAACCAGCCGTTCCAATGGCTCCTAATGTGATGGATGCCCAAGCGTACAAGGCTGCATTAGAGAAGCGCAACCAAGAGTCTCCAGATCGTACAGTCTCAGGTACTCTGGTAGACGCTGGCATTATTTTCCTCAAAGGGGCTATTGGCCTGCCTGAATCATTTGTTGGCTTGGCTGATATCCCAGCCCGAGGCGCGCTAGGTAAGTTCCTTGAGCAAAATGGTTACAAGCCAAAAGAAGCTAATGCAATCCTAGACACCTACTATTCAGAAGCCCAGCAAGCGGCCAATCGCAAAGTAAACGAAGCTGAAGGCTTTGGTGGAAAAATTCAAGCTGCTTTACAAAACCCAAGCACGATTGCTACTTCTATTGGCGAGTCGCTGCCTCAAATGATTGGTGGTGCGGGCATAGCTAGGGGTATATTAAAAGCCGCTCCTAAAGTTGGAGCCGTAGTTGCTGGTGGTCTGGGCGAAGGCATTTTGGGCGCAGGCTCTGCAGCCGAAGACATACGCGCTCAAAACGCAAACAAGTTACTCACAACAGAACAATCGTTAGCCGCATTAGGAAGTGGTGCTGGCACTGCGTTGTTTGGCGTTGCTGGCGGTCGTCTGGCCAACAGAATGGGGTTTGATGACGTACAAACCATGCTTGCAGCCGGTTCTTCATTAGGCCCAGCCAAGTCAGTTGTTGACTTTACCAAGCGTGTTGTTGGTTCCGGACTATCTGAAGGCGCACTCCAAGAGATGCCTCAGTCAGCCCAAGAAAAGATGTGGATGAACTACGCCACAAATAGACCTATATTTGAAGGCGTTCCAGAAGCCGCAGGAATGGGGCTTGTAACTGGTTTTGCAATGGGTGCGTTGGGTGGCGGTGCTGGCGCGACTGGCCAACAGCCACAAGGCATTCAGCAACTGGTTCAACAGAATCAACAAATACTTGGTGTTCCTCCGGCAGGTACTCCTCCGGCAGGCGCTCCACCTGCCGTTTCACCTGCCGTTTCACCTGCCGTTTCACCTGCCGTTCCACCTGCAGGCCCAGCAGTTATCAATCCATTCAATGGTGAAACTGTTCTCCCAACCGATCCTAACTACGTCGATGTTGTCAAGGCAAAAGGTTCAGCTGCGACTCAAGAAGAAGTTGCGGCTGCCGCAGAGATTGAGGCAAAGACTCAGGCTCCAAGCACAGACTTAGTCCAACAGACCATTCCAGAAGCAGAAGGAAGCCAAGACTACGAGGCCATGCTGGCTGAACTTGAACAGCAGATTGAGGGTAAACCCGCAGAAGCTGTACAAGAACAACCTTCTCAAGTGGAACAAGTTCCAACTGCAGGCCCTGCTGCACCCGTTCAGGTTACCCAGCCAGAAGCGCCAGCCGCTCCGATCACTCCTACAGGCGGCCCATCTGCGCCTGTTAAGGTGGCTCAACCTGCCGCTCCTGTAGCGCCAGCAAGAACACCAGAAGAAGTCAAAGCCGATCAAGCGTTGCATGAAAAGGCTAAGGATCCAAAAAATGGACTAGTCCCAATTCATGGTGAGTTTGGTTATGGCGGGTTTGCTGTTCCTATGAGTTACTTCAAAGGACTTGATCCTAAAGCGCCAATCCCAGTATTTCGTGGGCAGAGTCTTGAGACTGTAATCCTGAGAGGCGGCATGGGCATCAATGAAGCCGTTTCAGTAATGGAAGGCCTGCCATCTGCAATAAGCCAACAAGAAGCTAGGAAGTACGCTCAAAAATATCCAGAGCTATTCAACATCAAGCCAGCGGCTCCAACTGCTGGGCCAGCTGCGCCCGTCAAAGTAGAAGAGCCTGCCGCACCAGAAGCTCCGGCAGAAGTTACAGCTGGACCAACTGAGCCCGCTAAAGTTGAAGAAGTTCCTACTCAATCCCTTGAAGAGTGGGAAAACAAACACATAGAGCTTTCAAACAGCGTGGCTGCCAAAGAAAAGGAAAGCAATCCAGAAGATTGGACGCCAGAGGAAAGAGCCGCCTACGACAGCGGTGACTGGAAACAGTTCTCTAGATTAAGAGGCTATACAGAAGACGAGATTGCTGAGTTTGAAACTTATCTAGACTCCATTAAAGAAGGCCAAGAAAAGTATGGCCTATCTCTTGATGACATTCAGGCGCTTGAGCTTCCACCACAAGAAGTTACAAAAGAAGAAAAACCTGCAGAAGTTGTTGAAAAACCAGCAGAGGTTACAGAGAAGCCAGCAGAAGAAAAGCCTGCAGAACCCGCTCCTGTAGCTGGCCCAGCCGCACCTGTAAAAGAACCAGAGAAACCTACAGGCGGCCCCGCTGCTCCACCTAAAGCGCCCAAGCCTCCAAAGGTAGAAGTCTCTGAAGAAGAAAAAGCTAAAGCCGCAGAGGAAAAAGCTAAGGCTGAAGAGCAAAAGAAAAAAGCAGAGGAATTCAATAAGAATCCTATGAAGGTTGCCATGGAGTCTGGCAATGCAGATTCTGTTGCGTCTCTCTTGTACGGAAATGCCGTAGCTGAAGACCTGATGCCCGCGATCTTTCCTGACGAAATGTTGCTACGCATCCCTGTGGATATCCCCAATGTTTCAACTATTGAGACTGCTCTGTCTAAGTTTGGATTTCGTATTACAGATCGCTCAGTCCCAGCGACCACGGACAACCCTGATTACAAAGGCCCTGAGCGTGTAACTATTTCCGCTCTGTACAAACCTGAAAAGGTAAGCATCCAAGGTGGTGGCGCTGAGTTTGTTAAAAACCGAAAAAGTTTAATTACTGCTCCTCCAATACCTAAAGATGCTACAGACAGCCAGATCACCAAGATGTTGGCAGGCTTGGCTAAAGATACTCTTCTCGATATCAATTCAAACCCAGACAATTCGTTTGGCACGATGATGTACAAAGAGGGCGTTGTAAGCTATGTATTGCCTGCATCTGACTATATTCTTGCAGCTCTTAAAAATGCCAGAACTGTTCGTATATCTGAAAGAACGGGTAGCCGACAAGCTATCAAAATGGCTTTGGAAGCGGGTAAGCAAGATGAAGTTCAAATGCTTGTGCAAGGTTATGTTGATGCGCTTCAAAAACTTCAAGCAGTCTTTGATTCTCACGCCCGTGCAGGCGATTTGGATCTTGCATTAAAGGAAAAATACGTTCAAGACGAAAATGCAAATTCGTCAACATTAAAGTACACGCCAGATGGTCTTGCTCTTCGTACCAAATTAAAAGTTAATAACTTAACTGGAATCTTTGACAAGATGTTCCAGTTGTTTGGAGCTAATGAAGACTCAACCGATCAAACTAACCGCATCGTCAAAAAAGAAACTGAAGTACCACCAGAGCTAGGCAACATCATCCGCCGTGGTATGCGTGATCACCGCCAAGGTCGTGACGTTGATACAAAAGACTTTGTAGATACGTTTGGCATGTTCCCGGGCGGTATTGACTTTGGTAACTGGGTTAACCAGAGCGAGCGCGCGGCTCATTTGAATGCCATCTATGACGCCATGTATGACTTGGCGGATGTCTCTGGTATTTCTCCAAAGATGCTTGGCTTGGGTCAAAAGCTCAAGATGGCTATTGGAGCGCAAGGAAGAGGCGGTAGAACTGCAGCTCATTACTATCCAAATCTTAATGAAATAAACCTCACCAAAACCAAAGGCGATGGATCGCTTGGTCATGAGTGGCAACATGGCTTAGATTGGAACCTTAAGCAAGGAGCCAACGGCAAAAAGCTGATGGAAGGCACAGTCAGTGTTCTTAGAAACACCATAGACCCTGAGACAGTAGAAAACAATCTAAAAGCCATTCTGCGGGATACATCTAACAGCACAGACAACCGTAATTTACCTCCTAAGAAAGCGTTTTTTGCTGCGATTACAAACCGCTCGTATTATGAGCAAGCGCCAATCTTTAGGAATTCATACAAACAAACTCAGTTCTTTAGAGATGCCCGCGCTTTAGATGAAGCAGAAAACAGAAGTCCTGCCTATTGGAGTTCCAACGAAGAACTATTGTCTCGCGCCTTTGAGTCTATGTTGTTTGATGAATCTAAAGGTGGATCGCCATACCTCGTAGGCCCAACGGTTGCTGATGGATATATATCAAAGAAGAATGGTTACGGTGGAACATCTTATCCAGCAGGCAAAGAGCGACCCACACTCAATGAAGTCTACAAGCAGATGCTTGAACAGATTGATCCAGAGACTCTGGCGGTCAAGACCTACAAGATGGAAACCAAGATCGTCTTTATTGAAGACTTGGGTTACGCCGTCTTGGATCAGTACAACTTAGATTCAGGCACTTATGGTGGCTTGCAGTGGTTTAAAGACCAAAAAGAAGCTGAAGAAACCAAAGAACTTCGCAATGGTCAAGAAAGAGTCTTGACTCCTGAAGCCATGCAAATAAGCAAAGTCAACCAGCGCATCATTGACATGGCAAAGCGCGTTGACTCCATCATGGAAGAAATGGGTCTATTCAAGTGGCCTGAGATTAAAAACGGCTCAATGGCTGAGTCCATGTTCTATCACATGCGCCAAGGCTGGTGGCCAAAGAACAACCGTGAGTTGGCAGAGTACGGTATCAAAGCGTACTTACAAAAGCCAGATTTGCTTGGCTTTAACCCAGCCAAAGATCAACGCGAAATAGAAAATTACAAGATTTCCGACTTTGAGGGTGACCGCGTCAAGCTCAAGCAGACTCAAGAAGACTTTGAAGCTGCAGCTGTACGCTTTGTTAGCCAAGTCATTACCGATATGAGAGCAGCAGGCTCAGATACAAAGGCTATTTACGATCACATCGTTGGCCTGTATCAAACCCAGCCTACATTGGACGTTCAGTCTGTCCTGAGCAAGACAAACAACGCTTATTCCACACCTCTGCCTATCGGCTTTCTAGCCGGTATGCTGGCACAAGTTAAGTCCACCACTACAGTCCTAGACCCCACGGGCGGTAACGGAATGCTGGTGGTAGCTGCCAACCCACAAAACGTCACAACGATAGAGTTAGACCCACACCGCGCTAAGAACATGGAGCTGATGCAGATCGGCAAAGTTATTCAAGGTGATGCTCTTGAGAAGATTGATGACTTGAGAGATCAAGAAGTTGACGTAGTCTTGGCTAATCCTCCGTTTGACAACTTGCCAACTCCGGAACTTGTTCCATCTTGGGATGGTCAAAACTACAAGATTAGTAAATTAGAGCAATTGATTGCGGCCAAATCTTTACGCGCCATGGCTAACAACGGCCGTGCTGTATTGATACTTGGAGCACACCTTAAAGCTGGAACAATAACCACGCCTGATCGGGCATTCTTAAACTGGTTATATGCCAACTACAACGTAGTAGACCACTATGAAATCGCTGGCAACTTATATCGTAAACAAGGTGCGTCTTGGCCGTTGCGCGTCTTAGTTATTGCCGGCAGAAACCAAACGGAAAACTTTTATCCAAATGACTTTAATGTCAATCGGATAACTACATTTGATGAACTTTGGAGTAGATATGTTCAAACCAGTGATCGTAGCCAACAAGTCGTGGTGGGTACCGGAAAACGAAAGCCAGTTACTGGCGGTGCAAATCGACCTGCCGGGGGAGTACCAGCAGGCGGTACGCTGGAAAATGGAGAAACTGGTGCGGGAGTGGGGACTCAAGGAGGCAGTGGAGTCGGCGAACAGCTACCTGAAACAGGACGGGGCGCTGGAACTACCGCCGGTGGAGGACGAGGAACAACTGGTGCAGCTGGTACTGGAGAACAACAGCCGGATTATGGAAATGGTAAACGCAGGGGATCCGGCGGTGGCGAAACCGGCAAGCCAGAAGGAGGCCTTGACAGCGGTAGAGGATCAGGAGCTGAACTGGGAGGACTTTCTGACTTAGACCTAGACGCCATCTTTGATAAGCTAGGTAAACCAGAAAAACCAAAAGGTGGCCCACGCGCACCTCGCGGAGCTCCTAAAGAACCCGGCGCTCCAAAAGCGCCAAGAACACCGACAGCCAAAGGCCCGACAGTCATTCCAAAAGAGTTGGAAGGCTTAGGTCTTGAGGCTTTACTCGATGAGCTAGATGTTGCCTTGAACGGCAAAGCTCCCGAGGTGGCGAAAGAAGTTACAGAAGAAAATAGCGAAGCTCGTTTAGATAAGCAAGCCAACGAGGCTATGGGTCGTATTGCCCAGAACACTAAGAACACTAGTGATGATCCCAACAGCGGGCTGTACTCTAGAAAAGGCGATCAAGAATACGCTAACGTCCAACCAATTATTCAGAAGGTATGGAATGCCGTTGGAGAAAGAGTTAGTGACTTAGCCCAACGTATCAATCAAGTTTATGAGTTGCTGGTAAAAAGATTTGGTGAATCCATCAAGGCGCATCTACGCACGTTTGTGGACAGCTTACGCACAGTGGTACAACGCCGCCCCAAGAACCAGACTCCTGTCCAAGCCGAACCTATTGATACTGAATCCCGCGTTGTTTACCTTGGCAAGTCACGCTTCTCTAGCGATGGCATCTACCTACCACGCGCTCAGTCTCAACACGCTTACACAGCATTAGAAAATCTTGAAGCTCAAGTTGGAAACATAGATGAGTTTGTAGCTAACGAACTTGGATATCCATCGGTTGAGAAGATGGCTAAAGGACTAGCTGGTTACCAGATAGACGGATTGGCTCTGGCTATTCAGGCTAACAAGCTTGGTAAGGGTTTCATCATCGGTGACGACACCGGCGTGGGTAAAGGCCGTGCTGCAGCTGCCATGATTGTCTGGGCTAAGAAAAACGGGAAGATCCCAATCTTTGTAACCGTTAGCAAATCAATGTACACAGCGATGTACGAAGACTTGATCAACATTGGCCATGAAGATATCAAAATTGGAATGACCAACAACAAAGCCATCATCCAAAGAAACATGGGTAATGGCAGGATCAAAACTGTATTTGAAAACGCGGATAAAGCTGGTCCTAATTTAATGTCGTACATCACCAAAAACGGTGAGCTGCCAAAAGGTATGGATGTACTGTTTACGTCTTACTCTCAGCTTAACGGTGGTGTTGGATCCCCAGCAAGACAGAATGCCATAGCTTCTTTAGTAGCCGCTGGTAAAGCCGTATTGGTTATGGACGAAGCCCATAACGCAGCTGGCGTGGCAATTAATCCAAACTCTAGGGGTCAAAACGCATTCTTCATGTCCTTGCTCACAGGACTTAACTTGTTGGGCAAAGACAAGGATGCTCCTGAAGATTGGCAGCCACCTCCTGCTGTGTACTTGTCTGCGACGTTTGCAAAGCGCCCAGACAACATGCCTTTGTACATCCACACTAACTTACGTTATGCGGCTAACACTCCTGAAGAGTTGACGGCCTTATTTGGTAAGGGTGTGAAGACGGACGTACTGCAACAAGTTTCATCTGAGATGCTGGTGGAGTCTGGCTCCATGTTGCGCCGCGAAAGATCGTATGAAGGCGTGAAGATGTATTTCTATCCTGATGAAGCTACGGGTGATCCAAATGCACCGCGTGACATCAGGGAAGTGGATAAAGTTACAGTCATTCTCAGAGCGTTGGTAAATGCTGATCGCGCTCTTAAAGAGTGGACAAAAGATCCCGGAACTCAAGTTGAAATTATTAACACACTTGGCCCTCCCGGCTCTATGTTTGGTAAAGAAGGCCCAACTGCCTTCAATGAAGCCAAAGGCAATCCATTTACTTCTGTAGTCCACAACTACATTGGAACTTTGCTGCTTTCTACCAAAACTCAAACTGCCGTAGACATGGTCGTGGACAAGATGAACAACGGCGAAAAGGTTGTTGTTGGCTTGCAAAACACAAACGGCAGTGCGTTAGATGACTTTGTTGAAAAGAACGGCATCAAGATTGGCGATGAGATTCCTAACTTTGGTTGGCAGACTCTTTTGCAGCGCGCCATTGACTCGACTAGAAAAATCACACTGAAGTCCGCCACTGGAAATGAAAAGGACAACATCAAAGTTGAGATTCCATACTCCATGATGCCTCCATCAATCAGGGCTGGCTACGACAACTTGGCAGACATGATCAAAGACTTCCAATCTGATCTGCCTGTAGCTCCAATTGACTACATGCGTACCGAGCTTGAGAACAAGTACGTTTGGACAATTGGCGAAAAAACACATGTTGGCAACGAGCCTCCACCCGGAGTTAAAGCAAGACGCTTGGTAGTGAGAGAAATTACTGGTCGTAGCACGGCTGTAAATTACAACGGTGATAAACCAAAGTACATGTCTCTAAACAATCCAGAGCGTACTGAAATGATTTCTTCATTCCAAAACGGGGAAGAATCTGAAAACGGGCCAATCGATGTATTGATCATTAACTCTGCTGGTGCAACTGGTATCTCGTTACATGCATCTACTGAGGCTTTTGATCAGCGCCCACGCCATATGATTGTGCTTCAGCCTCATGGAGACATCAGCGTCTTCATCCAGCTGCTGGGTCGTATCCACCGCACTGGTCAGGTCGAGTGGCCATCGTTCACCATGCTGGCTACTAGCATCCCAGCTGAAAGACGCATTTCAGCCATGCTTAAAAAGAAGCTGGCTAGTTTGAAGTCCAACACATCTGGTGGATCTAATAGTACTCAAGTTGGTGGCGTTGACTTTATCAATAGATATGGTGACGTCGCTACTGCTGAGTACCTGAACGAACACGCTGATATTCGTGCGTTCTTAGGACAGCAATCATTTAATGATCCTGAAGAGGCTGCCGGCACAGACTTGGCACACAAAGCATCTGGAACAGCTGGACTTTTATCTTCCGCAGATCAACAGGAGTTCTTTGACTCTATCGAGGCTAGTTACTTGGCCAATATTGAGCTGCGTAACTCTACAGGCACCAATGCCCTAGAGCGCCGCGTTCTCCCGCTCAATGCCGAGATGATTAAAGAAAACCTTATCGAGGAAGGCTTGGACAGCAACAACCCATTCCTGACTGATGTGGTAATGGCTCAGTTTAATGTGGACGTTATTGGCTCAATACCCACCCAGCAAAACATTCTGGACGACATTGCCCAAGCCTTGAACGGCCGTACTGCCCAGCAGGTTGTAGAAGAGATTGACACCGATCTCAATACAATCTTTGTTGAAGCAAGAAACCAAATTATCTTAAAACAGCAAGCTTTGGCCGCAGAAATTGCTGCACCTAACGCTACCGAAAAAGATATTCAAGTAGCAACCAAGCGAAAAGAAGCATTGGATGCGGATTTTGCTACTCTTGGTAATCGCAGAGAAAAAACTCTAAACGCCTTGAGAAATCAGTACGCAATTGGCACTGGCTTTGAGTCTTTCATGCTAAATAATGTTCCAGCAAGCGCGGTTGTAATTGGTATCAAAGTTGACAAAGCTAGGATTGGAAAGTCCAAGACTGGTAACCCATACTCACCATCTAACTTCCAAGTCATCTTTAAGCGCAACATTCCAGAGGGAAGGGTTGCTCCTACCTTGGCTACCTTGGAAGGCCCAAGCATTGACCAGAGCTCCTCATGGCGCAATCCTCCATTGGATCAGTGGTTTGCTTTGAAGTCAGTAACTGGTGGACGTACTACACGTTATGTTGCTCTTGGAAATATCCTAAGAGCGGCGCAGCTGTTTGACAAAGACGGCGGTGAGATTGCTAAGTTCACCATCATGAATCAGACAGAGCCAGTCTCTGGTGTGATCATGCCTGCCAAGTATGAGCCTGTGGCTATCAGCGCACAGCCTGTACGCCTGCGTAATCCTAATGCTGCCGTGCAATATACATTGGCTGCTTGGCAAAAGATTTTGCAAAACAAGTACGAAGGTACTCAAGTTGAAGAGTACAAAAACTTGGCAGATATGCTGCAACCACTTTTGTTGCCAAACCTGCCTGACTTCCAGACGTTTACCGATCTTCAAAAGAGTACTTACACCAACGTCATTATTCGTGGCACACAAAACCTGTGGACGTTGAGTCTGGATAGCTACAGGCCTCTTGGCTTTAGGTTATCTATATCTGGTGACGCGCCTAAGAAGTTTGTTACGTCTATCAAAGACATTTCCATGGCTAAGCAGGGTGGGCGCTATGAGATGTCTCGCGGATCGTATATAGCAAACTTTGAAAAAATCATTTCACTCATCAAGCAGTTGCATAAGAGTTACCCAGCGACTGTGGAAGCTGACGCCGGTCAACTTGCCCGCGAGGTGATGAAAGTTGAGTTTGACGACAGCGAATCTAAGAAGGGCATGTTCTCTCGTAAGGTTGCCGAGGGCGGCCAGAGCGTTAAAGATGTTCAGTCTCAAATCGTACCGATCAAAGGTATCAGGGTTAACGTCGTTCAATCTTCTGATGATCTGCCAGACCAGTGCGCGCCTTCTGATGTTGAGGGTGTGTGGTACTCAGGCAATACTGTCTACCTCGTAGCTGACAACCTACCTAACGCCCAGCGTGTTCAGGAAGTGTTGGCGCATGAGGCTATCGGTCACGCCGCGTTGGAAGCAATGCTTGGCAAGCAGTTGATGGGCGCTTTGGTTAAAAACGTCTTGACGCTAGAAGAGACTTCTAAGCTTGTTAAAGACATTGCAGCTCAAGTAGACCGCACACAACCCGGCCTGTCTGACGAGCGTCGTGCTAAAGAAATCGTGGCCATCATGGCAGAGCGCGGGCTCTATGGTGGTTTGGTACAACGTGTGATCCAAGCTGTGCGTAGATGGCTCAGAGATGCTGGCTTCACAATCAAGTTCTCTGACAGCGACATCTTGGCTTTGCTCAAGAACGCAGAGAAGTTTGCAGCTGCAGCAGACTCTGCACCTAAGTTGTTTGGAACTCCAGAGCCATTCTTCTCTAGGAACTACCAAGGCGGCCCAGCTCCAGTAGCTCAGTGGTCATCGCCAGACTCAACAACCATGACAAACATTGAGTATCAGTTGGCTGACAAGTTTGTTGACCTCAAGCACGTTATTCGTGAGATTGAGAAAGGCGCTGGAACAATTCAGGAGAACTTCGACGCCTATACAAAAGAGACGTTGATGCATGGTAGGGCGTCAGAGGCCATACAGGATTTCCTGAACAAAGAACTTCTGCCTATCTTGAAAGATATGCGCGAGAAGAAAGTCACGCTGGCCGAGCTGGAGGAGTACCTCCATAACCGCCACGCTGAAGAGTACAACATTCAGATTGCCAAAATCAATCTAACCATGCCGGATGCTGGATCTGGCATTTTTACCGATGATGCAAACGCATACCTGAACAACTTAACCCAAGACCAGAAGGATAAGTTCGAGGCACTGGCTAAAGAAGTTGACGCTATCGTAAGAAGGACTCAGGAAGTTGCAGTAGAGGGCGGTCTAGAGACTCAAGAAACTATTGACATTTGGAATCAAACATACCCCAACTATGTTCCTTTAAAGCGCGCAGACTTGGACTATGTCAACACTGGTAGCGGAGTAGCCAAAGGCATTCAGACCAAAGGCCCGTTTAGTAAAAGAGCCATGGGCTCGTTGAAAGATGTTGTTGATATTGTTTCCAACATTGCCGTCCAACGCGAGAAAGCCATTATTAATTCAGAAGCTGCGCGGGTTGGTAAAGCTTTAATTGGTCTGGTTATTAAAAATCCAAACCCCGGATTTTGGATGGCCGTCAACCCTGACGCTATCAAGAACAAGAAGAAGCTTGAAGATGAGCTGATCAGGCTTGGTCTAAACCCCACGGATGCACAGAACTTATTCCAAGAGCCTAAGAGTCCGAGCATTGATCCTAAAACTGGGTTAGTCCGATACAAGGTCAACCCAACACTGCGCGACAGTAAAAATGTAGTGGCTGTTCGCGTCAACGGAAAAGATTGGTATGTCTTCTTTAATGGTAATGATCCACGCGCTTTGCGTATGGCTGAGACATTGAAGAACTTAGAATCTGAAAAGCTTGCCATGGTTCTGGGAATAGTTGGCAGCGCAACTCGTTGGATGGCGGCGGTTAACACTCAGTACAACCCAGTGTTCGGCGCGTGGAACTTCTTACGCGACGTTGGTTCTGCCACGATTAACCTGACAAACACGCCCCTTGCTGGAAAACAAGCGCAGGTGCTTTTAAACACTATGCCTGCCATGGCCGCCATATACAGGGAGTTGCGCGCTACCCGTAAGGGCAAGGCTGTCAGCTCATACTGGGTTGATGCCTACAACAGATACAGACTAGCTGGTGGTAAGACTGGCTTTAAAGAACAGTTCAGTAAAGGCCAAAACAAGTTAACCATTGTTGAGAGAGAGCTTGCCAAGCTTGATCGTGGTAACGCCAGACAGATTGCTGATAGCATATTTGGTTGGTTGTCAGACTACAACGACACCATGGAAAACGCCGTCCGTCTGGCTGCTTTTGATATTGCAACTAAGTCTGTTGCAGATGGTGGTTTAGGTTTAAGTGAGCAAGAAGGCGCGGCTATTGCCAAAGACCTGACTGTTAACTTTAACCGCAAGGGTGCAGCCAGCAAGTGGATTCAAGTTCTGTATGCATTTTTTAATGCTTCTGTACAGGGTGGATTGAAAGTTGGCCGCACTCTCGCTGGCCCAGCTGGTCGCAAGATCATGGTCGGTGGTGTAGTGGTCGGTATTGCTCAAGCGTTGGCTATGGCCATGGCTGGGTTTGATGACGATGATCCTCCTGAGTTCATCAAAGCAAAGAACTTCATCTTTCCTAGCTTAACTGGCGACGGCACATACAAAGTGTTCCCAATGCCTTTGGGCTACAGCATATTCCCCGGACTTGGCCGCCTGATCACTGAGTACATACTGGCTCAAAACGGCGTCATCAGCAGTAAGAAGGGTGCTTCTGACGTAGTGGTCGATATCATGTCGATGACTGTAGAAGCGTTCAACCCGTTTGGTTCTGGAAGCTTGTGGCAGATGGCTATGCCTACTGTTGCAGATCCTTTTGCCGCAATTGCTGCAAACAAGGATGCGTTTGGACGTCCGATCTACAAAGAGGATCGCGCTACCAATCCAACTCCGGGCTACATGCGTTCACGCGAAAGTGCAAGCGCAATAAGTCAGTTCATATCTGAGTTCTTAAACTATGTATCGTCTCCAGCTGGAACTAAATACACCAAGGGATCTATAGACTATACCGCTGATGAGATTGATTATCTGATTGGACAAGCAACGGGCGGTGTTGGTCGTGAAATCATGAAAGGGGCTCAGTATATTGGCGCAATTGCTGAAGGTACTACAGAGGAGGTGCCAACGTACAGAGTGCCAATCGTCGGTAAGTTCTTGGGAGAGACTGGTTCTCCTGCTGCAATCTCAGCTAACTTCTATGACAACGTAACCCGTTTGGCAAAGCATGAGAATGAGATCAAAAGCCTGATCAAGAACAAGGAGCCTACTGCTGACTACAAGTCTGAGCATCCAGAGTGGAGATACTACAACAGGGCTAACTACTTAGAGAACCAGATCTCTCAAATAAACAAGCAAATAAAGGTTGCTCAAGAGAGAGATCGGCCTGATGAAACAATACAGAAGATGAAGGATCGTAAGGTTGCAATGATGAAGAAATTCAACGAGCAAGTTAAAGCGGCCCAATAATCCCCATCTCAAAGAAGAGGCCTATCGTTTTGCGATGGGCGTCTTCCCACATTTCAACTCTCTGGACTTTATTCAGTCTAGCGCCTTGGTCTAGATCAGCGTGGCACTTGTAGCATAAAGATGCGATTCGGTAGTCGTGAGCCTTGAGCCCTCGTCCTTTGCCGTCGCGCAGCTGGTTGGAGTGCGCCGCTACTACAGTGCCGTCACTTGTTCCACAGTGTTGGCAAGGTAGCAAGCGGGCAGCGTCAGTCAGTTTCTTGTTCCGATACATCTTTGGGTGGTGGATTCTCTAAACATGGGAAACAAACCCATCGGTCTGTTCTGTAATCTACGACCCTGCCAGTATCCAAGTTCTTGGAGTACCCGCAGGTGGCGCAGAACCTTTTTCCATACACCCTAAACGTCGGCTTTTCTTCGTTTTGGGATGGCAACGATTCCCTCCTCATCTTGTTTTCGTGCGTCCATGTAGTGATCGGCGTAAATAAAAGCATCTTTCGTAACCTCAAAAGGATCTGAGTTCTTTTGAATAAGGCCAACCATGGCGAACATGGCGGCCAAATCCCGTAGGTTTTGGTCGTGGTCTGGCATCTATGCCCCCAATTGTTTGAGCTGAGTTGCCAACAGGTCGTTTAAGTACTTCCCGCGTATGGCAATATGCTCGATCTCCTTAATGGCGTCAATCTCTTTTATGGCGTCCTTGATGGCTTTGTTATAGCCAGCTTGGAATTTGTCATCGCCGTCCAAGATCATACAAATGGCGTCTCTAACAGTGCTAGAAGCCTTTCGTTCTTTAGCCAGCTCTTTAATTTTGTCGTAGTACTCAACTGGCAAGTACACGCTATAGGGTACTAGGTTTTTCATTGGTTTCTCCAAGCCTCGAAACTGGCTTTTAGTCTGTTAAATAACTCGCGCGCCTCTTGATTGGTCTTGAGCTCCTTGCGGGACTCAATACCAATGTAGGAGTAAATCCACTCAGAACAAGCCTTCTCGTTCTTCTCCATGAGCCACTCCTTGGCGTGTAGCCAGTCCCAGAACTCAGGATCTCGGCAAAGGATACCGGCCATCTTAACGGCGTGATCTCCGGGGAACTCGTTCTCTCGGGTCATGGGTTGCTCATCGTCACCCAGACGAACCATCACGACAACGTAACGCGAGCCAACAAAGTCTCGCATCATCGCGTCTGGTAGCTCATCTGGGTGAACAGCCAAGGTCAGCACATAGCCGTCCTTGGATTGTTTCAAACCCATCTTGACACCTTCAAACTGAATGGTGTTATCAGTCATCCCAAGGATCCTTTCCTGCAGTTGATCCTTCTTCTTTCTTGTAGGTGTTGATCTTCAAGCCAACCTTGCGGTTGCCGTCTTTGTCACGGCTGACCCAAGCATCAAGCTTAATGACAACGTGATCAGACTCAGCGCTAGCTATGAGTTGCTTCATCAGCTCAAGCTCGATCTTGATATCGCCCGTCATGTCAGGCTGAATATCTTTCTTCTTGTACTTGTTCATCCACAAGGTGCCGCGATTTGGATAGTCCATGGTTTACTCCTTAAAGGACAGTTTTTCTTTTTTAAACAGGTCGAGCAATTCGTCGTACTGCTCGGGGTGCTCAACTTTGAGTTTGTCAAAGAGAGTTCGGTTCGTCTTGAAAATGTTCTGCACATCTTCAGCCGATTTGGTTAGCTCCAAGCAAACCTTGGCTGCATCCATAACGATGTCGCCCCAGTTGGCTTCGGTGCTTTCAGTTACTTTGATCTCCCACTGAACCATGTCGTTCTTGAATGGTGGTGGGATAGGCAAAGGCTTTTGCTTTGGCTTAGGTGGATCGATCTTGATCGTTTCCTTTTTCTCTACTTGCTTCTCAGCGTCCACTGAATCGGCTTCGACGAGCTCGAGCGCCAGCAACCAGAGGTACCTCCGAATGTAGGTGTGTGTGCTACCGAGGAGCTGGATGGGCTGGCCTTTTGCCGCTTCTGCATAGACGATGGGGCTTGTAAAGACAACGGATGAGCCGTCATCTGTATCGTAGATTGTCAGGCTTGCGATATCGCTAAACCGAACAACACCGCACAGGCCTACTGCATCGAACAGCTTGTGGGCTGTAGGGATGAAGTCGCCCAGCTCGTAATAGTTCCAACCGCCAAATGCGTTGTGGCCAGTCTTCTTGATTCCCGAGTTGACCAGCTCATGTCTCACGGCTTGGAGTTTTCTAAATACTGTCATGTTTTCTTTCTGTTAGACCGCGTTGATATTCCTCGTCCAGACGCTTCGAGAACATCTGCGAGACTAGGTGGAAGAAATTGATAGCGCTCTCTTCTGCAGCGCCATCAAACGTCATGACCCAGCCATTGAAGTCCAATGTCCCAATGATCTGTCCCTCTGGGTTAGTAAACTTCATGGTGTAGTCTGGTCGCATCTGTCTAACTTCCATCAGAAGGGTAAGTTAAACATGTTGTTTGGCGGGCGTCCAGCGCGCTTTCTAGGTGTGCCGTCTTTCTTGTAGCCAAATGGGGCTTTTCTAACCGGAGTGAATTCCGGAATAACTTTTTCCTTGATAGCTTCTTTTACAACCTCTGTCGGGGTTGCCTGAGCTTTTTCAATAGCTTGACGCGCTTGTTTGATATCGCGAACTTGCATTTCCAAGTTGCTAATCAAAGACATGGTGCGTAGCTTGATTGCCTCGATGATGAAGGGTAAGTCTTCCGACTGTATGGTTAGGTTAAAGTTCATGATCTCTTTCCTTTAGGGCCAGTTTTACGTTTCGGGGTGCCATCTAGTTTGGTACCCCACCTGTGTAAGAACAGATAGTCTGTTCTGTACTCTGTCGGAGGCACCCATCCATGGAGCCTCCATATCTTTTGGCAGTTAGCCTTGCTGTTGTTGAAGAACATATTCCTCCCACTGTGAACAAAATGTTTTGACTGAACAAAAGTTGGCACAGCGGGTTCTCTCGCCAAGGCGCACTTCTATCTCGTAGTCTTTGCCGTACTCAGCCAGCTTGGCGTTGGCCTCTTCTTCTGTGGGGCATACGTTCCTAGCCTTGACTCCGCCCTTCTTCTTGACGGCGTAGGTGGTTTGCTTTTCCCACATCTCTTCTGGTGTACAGGGTGGCAGCTCCTCCCCCGTCTCCGATTCAAACAGGGCGTTTGAGTGGAGGGTTATCCTTTCTTGGATGAACTGCTCGCGTTGCTCAAATGGCCACAGATTGATCGGTATGACCTTGATCGGGGCGTCTGGGTAGTTCTGCTTGGTAGCCGCATCACGACGGCTCCAATCGCGTATTACGGCCACGATCTCCAGCTTGGTCACTGGAACTTGTTTCACCTTCTCAACCAGCCATGCGTAGATGTTGAGCTGGTACTCCCAGTCAATCTTCTCATTCATAACTGACCAAGCGGCGCATGTCTTGTAGTCATTGATGGTGATAGAGCCGTCTTCGTTGACGATCTGTAAGTCAATCGCGCCCGAGATATTCCAGCCGTCGAGCGTTGTGCTGATACGCTCTTCGACTAGGTGGTTCTCGTCCTTGCCGTGCTCGAGGACGCCGTGGATCGCTGTGCCAAAGATAGACCAAACCATCTCTGTTACGTCGCTCTCGATCTTGTCCTCATGCTTCTTACGCAAGAGCACAATACGCGGGCTGTTGATGATCTCTGTGGCTGAGAGGTGTGCTCTGCCCTTAGAGTAGGTAGGACGCTTCATGATGTTCACAAAGGTCTGCGGTAGGTTGAACTTGTTCGTGATGATCACGATTTGCTCCTTTAATGTAGAATGGCAACACATTGTACCCATGTTCTTTCATGTCTTGCAAGTTTTTTTTATTTACCAAGGAAAAGTATGCGAAAAATAGGTATCGACCCCGGCGTTTCAGGGGCTATCGTGGTGCTCTACAACGGCCAACCATCGGACGCATTTCGTATGCCCATCATGAAGATTGGTAAGAGTTCCAGAGTGAACGCAAGCGCGTTGGCGGCTATGCTCAGGCCTTACTCAGCCAGTTATGTCCCTGTACAGGTCTATGTAGAACAAGTAGGGGCAATGCCGGGGCAAGGGGTTTCATCGATGTTTAGTTTTGGGCATTCCTGTGGAGTAATCGCCGGCATATTGGGGGCGTTCAAGATGCCAGTGGAACTTGTTCCACCTCAAGCATGGAAGAAGCGCGCTGGGCTTATCGGTACAGACAAAGATGCAGCCAGATCGCGGGCTATACAGATGTGGCCTGACTGGAGGGAGTTAGACAAAAAGGGCGCTGGTCAGGCATTTGCTGATGCAGCTCTGATCGCTTATTACGGGGTAGAAGGAGACAAACCTTGAGGCCACTCTACGAAACAAGCGCCGATCTAAATGGAGAGGCAGATGTTGCCAAAATGCTAGAAGATAAGTGGAACTGCAAGTTTGTAAAGCTTCCTATCAGATACCACCTAGATTTTGTAATTTCCAGAAATGATGTGGCTTTAGCATATGCAGAGCTCAAAATCAGAAAATACTCAATGGAGCGTATTGGCAGTATGGGCGGCTACATGATGAGCGTCGGCAAATGGGCTGCAGCCAAACAACTTTGTGAGGCCAGCCTGATCCCTTTTATTTTGATTGTGAAGGCGCCCGAGGGGCTGTATCAAATGAAAGAGACAAAGTTTTCCCCCGATAGCGTATCTGTACGCGGGAGAACAGACAGGAATGACTGGCAAGACATAGAGCCTTGTGTCATGTTAAATGTAGATAAATTTAAAAAAATTACAGGGTAGAATAAATTTCCGGTGATCGCAGTTGCCGGTTTCATGCTTTCCTTTAATGGCTTGTGGGGGTCTACGGATCCCCACTTTTTTCATGTATAGTTTTTTGAGTTTTCTATACATATCAACACGCATGGAGATTGAGCGTCTTAATGCTGGCTCTTGTCGCCCAGCCTTGCAATCTCCAGCCTTGTTGGTAATGCGTAATACGGGTTAGCGCCGTATCTTTTTGTTGTGCAAATACAAAAGTTGAACAACACTGCTTTATGTGAGCGCATTGCCAACTTCAAATATTTATGTATAATCCGATCCGTTGCCGTAGCAAGCGACAGGAGATGAAGGCCGTTTACACATGCGATTCCGCCTTACCAAATAACCTCGGTCGGAGGGATATTTGCTAAGGTTGCTACCGGAATTGCAGTTGTAAACGGCTTTTTTTCGTCTGTACTTTCTACGCCAACCGTACTCCGCACGTTAGTAAGAGCCTGTATGGGCTGCGCGGAAGAGAACACGGAACCTCGGCGTGACCCGCGCCTCTGAGTAGAGAAATCGAAAAGAATAAACAGCGATGTAACTTGTTACACATACCCCATGGATGCATCCAAAAATGCAAGGGAGGCGGATTGGCAGTCCGATAGTCGACTTAAAAACTCGGCAATGCTCGCTGATAAAGAGCCTTGGCCCGCCTCCTTGGGGAGGGAGGGTCAACGGGTAAGGAGTTTCAGACTTGGTGATATCACAGATGACTTACAACATTTACATGAGGTGCATATGGTATATTCTGATAACGAGCTGGACGACGATGAGTATCCTACTTGTCCCGTCTGCAACGGAGAGTTAGCAACACAACCGCATTGGAGCTATTGGTTCTGCGACACATGCGGCCATAAACAAGTACTTGAAAGGGACGAACCATGAATTCAGCATTTCCATTTGTAGCAAAAGACAAGACAGGAATGATCATCCAAGCGGGTATGTCATTGCGTGACTACTTCGCAGCACAGGCTTTGCCGGCGGCTATAAAAGAGATGAACGACGCGGAGTCGTTTGAGATTGATGATGCAGCTACTGTTGCTTATCAATATGCAGACTCAATGATGAGAGTGAGGGAGGCATGACAGCAGACAAAGAAATGCTGTATCACACACGGATTCTTGTCCAGCAAACAATGGAAAAGATGATTGAAGGATGCCGTAACGTAAAGGAAGATCGGCGTATACACAATGATGCCAAGCTATTGGCAACAGAAATCATTAGGGACTGCAACACATTACTTATGTTTGTGAAGGAGCAAGAATGACAGCAGAAGACGAAGAGTTCAACCGCATAGAGATGGAGTCTCGCATAAAGCAAGAGTACATCAGGGCTATGCGTAAGACTACGCGGGAGGAAAAGATAAGCCGACCCGCCGTGTATGAAGTGCCAGCAAACAACCGAATGATTGCATCGCATCAAGACCATGTGCGTAGGCTGATGGAAGAACTAGCAATCGCTAGGGTATGTATACGCGAGTTGGGTGACCGACTGGCTAAGTTGGAGAAGAACACATGACTGACTTTTTATACACAGACGCTAGGTGGACAGAACACTTTGTTGAAGTAAATGACCCGCACAAAGAAGGTCATCATGTTAGGTTTTATTTTGAACCACCACAAGACAAATTGATCGTCAAGTTGACAGAGATGTTAGAGATACAACAAAAGTTGCATGAGACAGCGATAGATATGCTTAAGCCAGCGATAGAAGCCGAGCGTGAGGCGTGTGCAAAGTTTGTAGACCACATACTGAAAGAAGGTGGTGGTACATACGGCGATGCAATCAGAGCAAGGGGACAAGCATGATTGAAGATGACGACGATATTCAAGCCTATGTAAAGCCTTGGGTGGGGCTGACAAGGGATGAGCAAAGTTTTGTTTACCAAAGACTGCATAACGCAACCTCAAGAATAGATTCGTTTTGGGTTGACTTTGCAAATGCCATAGAAGCCAAACTCAAGGAGAAGAACGCATGACTAAACGAGAAATGATTATTGCTTTCATCAAAGATATGTTGCGACCGAGAACCTTGCAAGAGATCTTAAACAAGGAAAAGCGTGAGGCTTACTTGTCCAAGATGGACGCAGAGAAAGCCCTTGAGTATGCCACCAGCGTGGTCGAGTACAACCGCCAGCGTATGCGTCGCATTGACGAAAGACTTGAAGCTTTAGGAGAACATGATGCTTGAAACAATTGCATGGGCAGTAATGCTGATGTGCTTAGGGGGTGTCGTTGTAGTAATCGTCGCTGTAGCGATATTTATGTTGAGTAAAGACTAATGAAAAAAGAAGACTGGATATCTCTCTTGCGAATAACAGGCATTGATCAAAATGCTATTACTTTGGCCGTGCATGGCTACGAGATAGGCTTTGAAGAAGCAAAGTACGAAGCAATAAAACAATCACCAATCATTAAAGCGGAGGACAAGATTGAGAACAAAGAAACAGGCAATCGATGAAGCCTACAACGCCTACATGGCCTCAGTAGCGAATCTGCGAATTCATGAGGCTAAGTGGCAAGCAGCTTGGGATGCAGCTCCTAACGCATTTCTATCATGGGAACAGCACAAAAAGAGCCGACCACAGCGCGCAGAAGTGATTCAGAAATGGATCAAGGCAAGAGACTTTTATAACAAGTTAAAGGAAAGAAAATGATCAAACTGGAACTGAGCAAGATCAGGTTGGATGGCGGTACCCAGCCCCGCAAGAGCATTAGTGAAGAGGCGGTAAGGAACTACACGGAAGTTCTGTTAGACGGCGTAAAAATGCCTCCTGTTACTGTTTTCTTTGACGGCAAGCACTACTGGCTAGCCGACGGATTCCACCGCTATCACGCACACAAGGCGGCTGGCTTCAAAGAGATCGAGTGCGAACAAATAAATGGCACAAAACGCGCCGCTTTCATCTTCTCACTTGGTGCGAATGCCACCCATGGTATGCCTCGTACTAATGAAGAGAAGCGCGATACAGTCATCACGGCCTTGACTGATCCTGAGATATGCGAGATGGACGACAGGAAGATAGCCAAGATTTGTAATGTGAGTCACATGACCATCGGTCGCCTTCGCAAGGAGTTTGATTTACAGAAAGCTCCCAAGCCACCCAAGCCACCTAAAGGCGGTAAGCCCCAGACTCCTAAGCCTCCTCCAGCTCCACCAGCTCCGCCAGCAAAGCCTCAAGCATATGACCACAATGAAGATATGCTGAAAGAAATGGCTGCAGAGCATCAAGAGCTGGCGCAAGAGAACACTAAGCTCAAAGACCAGCTGGCGATCAAACAGCTTCCAGCTACCCAAGAGGCCAAGGCAGAGATTGAATCAACGCTTGGCTCTTTGCGTAAAGAAGTCTCAAACCTCGAGGCACAGTTGCGCTCGGTTACCGCATCGAGGAACGACTACCAGCAAAAGAATGCTGACCTCCTGAAACAAGTTACATATTGGAAACGCCGTGCAGAGAAGGCAGAAAAGGCTTAATCGATGTTAGAACTCAGACCTCACCAAACAGATGTGGTGCAGAAGATAGACGAGGGATTTGCCGACGGACATAGATGCCAGCTCCTGTACGCGCCTACAGGATTTGGCAAGACCGAGGTGGCCATGGCTATCATGAAAGAGCTGTCAGCCAAGTACAAGAAGACAGCCATGGTGCTAGACCGCATCGTGCTGGTGAACCAAACCAGCACCCGACTGGCGCGCTATGGAATCAACCATGGCGTCATGCAATCAGACCACTGGCGCTACCGCCCGATGGAACGCATCCAAATCTGCTCTGCCCAGACCTTGGAGAAGCGCGATACCTTTCCTGACATCGACCTCATGATCATTGATGAGTGCCATGTCCAGCGCAAAAGCGTGATTGACTATGTCAAGAACAATCCTAGCCTCAAGGTAATCGGTTTAACTGCCACGCCGTTCACCAAGGGCTTGGGTAACACTTACTCAAATGTGGTTGGAGCCAAGTCCACGGGCGACCTGATTGATAGTGGCTGGCTGACACCGCTCAAGATCTTTATCGCCAAAGAGATTGACATGACGGGTGCCGACAAGAACGCATTTGGCGAGTGGAAAGAAGAAGAGGTAACCAAGCGTGGTATGCAAATCACGGGTGATATCGTCAGCGAGTGGATCAAAAACACAAACCAACTTTTTGGTGGCCCGAAAAAGACTGTGGTGTTTTGTGCTGGTGTGGATCATGGTCGTGACCTCGAGCGTCAATTCAAAGAACAGGGTTTCAACTTCGTAGCTATCTCGTATAAAGAGGACGACGAGTTCAAAGCCGACGCTATCGAGGAGTTCAGCAAGCCTGATTCCGATATTCATGGTCTGATAGCCACGGACATACTAACTAGAGGTTTTGACGTCCCTGATGTGCTGATTGGAGTCTCTGCTAGACCATTTTCTAAGTCCTTTAGTTCTCATGTCCAACAGATGGGACGTATCATGCGCCCGTTTGAAGGCAAGAAGTTTGGCGTCTGGCTAGACCATTCAGGCAACTATCTGAGGTTTCGCAACGATTGGGACAAGCTGTTTAGTGAAGGCGTGACTGATCTTGACGACAGCGTGGAGAAGACCAAGAAGGAGCTGACCGAGAAGGAGAAAGCCTCGGCCAAGTGTCCAGCTTGTAGCTCCCTGTGGGTTTGGTTTAGCAATGTCTGCGGTTTCTGTGGGCATGAAAAACGCCTCAAGCAAGTGATTGCTGTAGCTGGTGAGCTCCATGAGCTGGGCATGACCAGTAGACAGGCTCTTGCTGAGAATCAGAACTTCTACTCTGAGCTCCTGTACTACGCAAAGTCTAGAGACTACAAAGATGGATGGGCTGCATTCAAGTACAAAGAGAAGTACGGCTACTGGCCTAATGGCTTACAAAAGACCACCCGTCCCACCTCAGTTACCACCGCCAACTTCATTAAATCAAGGAATATAGCGTGGTCAAAAGCAAAGGCGCGTGTATGAAAGCCACCGAGATGAGTAACAGAGAACTGGCAGATTTAGCCTACGACTGTGGCATCTTGGTGCTTACAAAGATGGTCTTCGATGTGAGACTGAAGAAGTTTGTCTTCGATGAGCATGTACTGGAGGGTGATTTGATAGCTTTGAAACAGTTTGCACAGGAAGTAGCGAGATTGGAGCATGAAGATGAGCTTTGAGAGCTTCGCAATTGAGCATGGCCTACTGATAAATGGCCTCGAGCTAAACAAATGGATCAGGGTTGGCACAGTAGACCACCCGCAAAAGAAGAATGGCGCGTACATCTTCGATGGGCATGGCGGGGCGGTGATTAACTTTGCAGTCCACGATAAGCACCAAATCTACAAGTCCACATCAAACTATGTTTACGACCCTCATGCTGTAACCATGCGCCAGCAGTTGCAGAAGGAACGCCTCGAGCGACAGGAGAAAGCCAAGCGAAAAGCAGCCTACATCATCAGCCAAACCACCCAGTCTCGCCACCCCTACATGGTTCGGAAGGGCTTCGATATGAACTTATCGGTGTGGAAAGAGTTACTCGTAGTGCCGATGCGCGTTGGCTCTTTGCTAGTAGGTTGCCAATTAATAGCCCCAGATGGTGTTAAGAGATTCCTGACAGGACAGATAACCAAGGGAGCTAGCCTCCTGATTGGGAAAGAAGGGCGCGATATCGTGTGCGAGGGGCTGGCGACAGGGATGTCAGTGCGTCGTGCAATGAAACATTTGCGCGCTCCAGCTCGAATCCATGTGTGTTTCTCGGCAAACAACATGGTAGATATAGCCTCGAGCTTGGTAAATCCGCTGGTTATCGCGGATAACGACGAGACGGGCGTAAGAAGTGCCAAAAAAATAGCCTCGACCTATTGGCTAGGCGAGGCTGGTGAGGATTTCAACGATACAGAACAGAGACTCGGAACTGTGGAGGTTGCCGAGTCTCTGCGTGAGTTTCTCTAGATTGCTTTGATTGCGTACTTCTTGATTGCGTACTTGACTCCTTCGTGCCACACACCCAGCGCGTCCATGGTGGCTGTGTGTTCGCTACTGTAGTCTATGTCTTCGCCCGCCTCGTAGCGTGTAACAAAGTCTTCGACAAGGTTTCTTGGCAAATGCCCTACATTGTTTTCGTAAGCATCCAAAAATGCTTCGCGTTCTTCTTGATTCATTCTGGATCCTCCACATTTTTTTCAATCAAATCAACATTGTCAATTTCCATGTCGCCATATTCGTCAATGTCTTCGTCATATTGCGAGTCGGTAGAGAAGCCATTGTTAACGCGAGCGAGTGCCTCATCTTCAGTTTCTGCGATTACTTTAGTGCGATACATCACTTCGCGCCTCCAATAGACAATGTATTCGTTCATTATTTTTTGCCTCCATCTGCGTTGAACATAGAGGGGGCAATGAGCTCACCATCTTCTTCGCCTGACTCAAATTTTGGTGCCGTCCAGCCTTTGCCCTTGAGGTCTACCAGCGTTACAAACCGCCCATAGATAATCTCGCCCTCTTTGTCATAGATATTCAAGACTAAGTCTTTGTTATCTATGTACGCCTCGATGTAGCCGTTGTTTTTGCCGATATTGATAATCGCGCTGTTGACATCGTTGTCGAGCATCTCTACTGATAGCTTCATACTTTCTCCTTTTCGTATTCAAAATCCAAATCAACACTCATAAAGTACAGCGAGCGCCCATCTTTTAGCTCGACATAGCAAAAGGCGTGGTCGTCGGGCTCGGCTGGATCGTCGCCATAGGTTGCGCCTTCCAGCTCTTCTGCGGTGATGAAAAATACAGGATCGTCCAAGCTGTCGTAATTGCTAAAAGTAGCGGATGCTGGCACGGCTAGCCCATCTTCGGCTAGGTCAGCTCTCATGGTAATGATGGTTTTCATTGCGTCTCCTTAAAGAACTGATAAATACTTGCTTAACACATCAAAATCTTCTTTAGGTATTTCTGTGCTACCTGAGTTAAATATCAAGGAGCAGTCAGACCAATAACCCTCTTGGTCTTCGTCCCAATCACTCTCATCACCACCACGCCACTTCATAGCCACCCTTTTGGTGTGCTCACTGGGATCACTCGCAGTGGCAAACAAATACTTTGTGTCGTACTCCATATCGCCATTACGCTCATGTATCTCACCAATGTAATATTTCATGCTGTTTCCTTTCAAGAATAAAATTGAATGTTTTTGCCGTCTTGTGAGGTTATGAATGCCAATTCCTCATATCTAAATTCGCCCTCAAAATCGCCTTCGATTGCTTTTTCTCTTGCATCTTCAAAAGAATCAGCCTCGATCTCGTAAGATTTTGTGTACCGCTCTGTTACTGTGAATTTCATATCATTCCCCTGTTTGATTTAGTTCACAATAAAAACACACATAGTCGTTATGCGCGTCACAAAAACTGCAATCAGGATCAGGCACTAGACTTTTGCCTGACGCATAAAGCGCATCCACTTTGGCTCGCCTGTGGGCAATCCATTCGTCGTGTGTCATTTTTTCAATATCAATCATGCTTTTTGTCTCCTTCCGTTGCAATTGCCCACAAATCATCTGCAAAGTCAATTAAATTACTACTCAGCAATAGGTCATGTTCTTTAGCTAGACGCTCCAACATGGCTATTACTTCTGTGTATGGTTTTTTTTCTAGGTTGCTAATCATGCTGTTTGCTCCACATTAGTGATCACCCAGTCGCCTAAACCATCGGGCTTAAAGCTACCGCCATCAGCTTCTTTGCCTAGAGCAAAGGCCTCATCTTCAGATTCAGCCTCAACCTCGAGCGTGTAGTAACTCAAGCTGGAGGCCGTGATTTTGTATTTATTCATTGGTACCTTTCGACATTTTGGATAGCACCGAAAGCTGTTGGCCTATGCCCAAGCCAGCTAGCGGTGTGCTCTTGTTTGTAAAACCAGTCGCAGCCGATGCATAAAATTTGCCCGCAAGAATCGTGGTCGGGCGGTCTTTGTACTTCGAGAGCTGTTTGGCTGTAGTCTTTGCCCACTCTGCGCGCCAGCTGGTCGAGCGACGCAAAAGGGAGCAATCGTAGGGTTCAAGCATTTGGTCAGGTTGAACTACCCCATGCTGGGCAGAGAGAATCAGTATGTCGGCATCAGCTCGGAACGCGGATTTAACCGCGAGCTTGAAAGCTTGGCCTTGATACAGATCCACAGCGCGCGCGGGATAGCTCAACTTAGACTCGGAACAGGCAATTAGAAAAAGCTTTCTCACTTAACGCCCCCATCTTCTTGCAAAGAATAAGTTTCGTACAAGTGGCTGGCAATCTCTGTCCAGTTGACATCCAAGAGAAACAGCAACGCGAGGTCATTGGCTAAGTTCTTCGTGAATTTGGTAGATTCACGCACTTGAATTTCAGCGTACATTCTTAGCTCTTCCCATAGCCAATCACGCATATTGGCCTGATCGTCGGGGAAATGGTCGTAGGGATCAAATCCATCAAAAAGCTTAAAGAAAATGTGTTGCGTGGCGTGGTTTGACCAGCCTCCATATAGTTGTGTCATGCTATTCATTCCTTTCCATTTCCCAAGAAGCAATTGTTCCCTTGGGTAAATCAACATCGGTCTTAGATTCCTTTGTGCCGTCTGACCATGTCACGACAACGCACCAATCCTCTATTTCTAGTGGCTTTGTGTTGCGCGCCCAGTCCAATAGCGCGGGGTTTTTCAGAATCTTATTAAGTGCGCTACGCTCTTCATTGTCCAAATCGTCATAACACTCCTCCATGCTGTCAAGTGCATCCGATAGGGTGTCGTGCATATTTTCATCACGATAGTCTTTTAGGACTTGTTTCGCGCTCTCTGCGGTGTGTATAAAAAGTGTTCCCATCATTCCTCCTCCTCGATTCGCTCGTCTGTGTCTGCTTGGGTGTAATAGCTTAAAAATCTTGGATCGTATGTGGACAGCACTTTGTCTTTGCACTTAAAGCAAACGCGCGCTAGCGGTATGCCTCGTCCGTCGTTTTCCCACCAGCTCTCTTCTTTTGTGTGATCGCATCTCATGTTTAATCTCCAATTGGTTGATTGATTTCAGCTGTAAAAAAACCTGAGTAAATGAAGTTCTTTTCACCCCATTCACAGGCCTCCTCGTTTGTGTCAAAAGTGCCGTGGAATTTAAACCCCTCGAGCAAATTGCCACAGATAACAATGTATTTTTTCATGGCGTCTCCTTTTGACTGGTTTGTTTTACTTCGGTTATGAATACATCAGCGTCGGGATACTTTGCGTGGATTCCCTTGAGCACTTTTGTTGAGGCCTCGTAGCCGTCCTTGGCATTGACCACACTGCGGAGATATCCCCAGTCTTTTATCCAATAAACCACCATGTAATTTTTGGGTTCAGGTGCGTAAATACTCATTCTGTTTCCTAGTGAAGTTTGTAAGAGACGACAGCCGAGCTCCAGCAAGCGCGACAGTCTCGGCATTCACCGCCTTGAGCTGGTGCCATGCATTCTTTGCCCAAGGGTTTATCAGTATGGACATTCGAGACAGTCACATTTTTGATGCCCTTGAGCGATGCTGGAACAAGTGCCACTTTGTCGGGGAACATAGCCGAAAGCCGAACCATCAGGTTTTTAGGCAATGAGCCGTGCTTCGCGATGTAGCTTTTAACTACAGCGTACTCGCGCGTCGGTAGCCAGTGCTTGGTCTTAGGCGTCAGCTGGGCAACGCGAGCGATCTTCTCCAAGTGCCAAAGGCCAGCCAAATCACCAGCGTCATGCCACCGAAAGAACTTGTCGGAGCCGATCAGGCTAACGATTGCCTCAACCCATAGCGGATTGCTGAGAGAGTCGAGCCGAGCGAACTGGGCGGGTTTCACGCGGTTAGCGTAAAGCGCGTACAGGCCTTTGTCAGCGTAACAGCTGGCGCACACTGAGCCAGCTTGTTGAGCCATTTTGTAGCCAGTCTTACAGGCCTCGGTCGGAAGGCTGTAAGACTTGCATGGCATCTTGCTCGTTTGAGTGAGGGTGCCACAGACCGCCTGAGCGGTCTTGATCGAGATTACTCGCATTAGGCTGGCGTCCTGAATGATTGCATCCATTCCAGTAGCGCGTCCTTTGCTTGGTAGCGTGTCATACCAAATTCCTCTTGGAGGTATGAACCAGCCCCGAACATATTGATTTCTCCTGAGTCGCGGAGCTCGAGTAAAAATTCGTGGATTTCTTGTTTGGTTGGCATGGTTAAGCTACTTTCTTAAATTTGAGTGTAAGGAGGGCTTCTGCGCGTCCAGCTGTGATGAGGCGTCGTGCCTCTGTGCGGTCGTGCGGTTTTTCTTTATCCAGCATGGATCGAATGGTGAACGCGATAGTCGAGTGACCGCGCTCATATTTGTAGCCAGCTTTGAAGTAGTCGTGCTCGGTGTAAATCATGACTGCTCCTGAAATGAAGGATCAAGCCACAACAAAACTTGGAACATCACCAGCGCGCCAGCTGTGATTGCTACAGTGTCCCAGCCAATATAGAGGGGACTGCTCGCGGGTATTGCTAGGTCGTTGCAGTAGATTCGTGCCATCACCACCATGCCCACCAGCATCCATGTCATTGCCTGTATCAGGCCTCTAACTATTTTTAATTCCATTTCAAATACTCCAGTTGTTGAACAAGACTGTCTCGCGACAGTTTCGGCTAATCAAGCCTCGTCAGTTGTCCTGTGGATTTGCGCGTGGATCTCGTCCAGCTGGGCGAGCACTTGTTGGCGTGTGCCTGTGTATCCCATCTTTTTCAATATCTTGAGTATTGATACGCCCCGAGAGACTTTGAGCCCGCTCATCTCGAGCTTTAACCCTTGGCGCAATGTCATGAGTCTGAACAGCTCAATATTCTGCTTGCCTGTGATGATCATGATTTGTCCCCATAGAATTTGCTGGCCAATAAATGCAGAACTTCGCGTGGTTCGGTGTCGAATGCCCCAAAGTCGGAGACATTCTCGAGAACTAGTTCCGCCTGTGTGAGTGCCTCTTCGATTGTGTCGCACTGGTTGAAGGCGTCAGCGATGTGCTTGTTTAGGTAGTCAGCCACCAGCTCGACGAACTTCATATTCGTGTACAAGTGCCATGCACTTGGTGTCAGGTGAAGGGTTATCGATTTAGTGACAACCATGTAGCGATCAGATAGAGCTTTCATTCGATGCCTCCAGCGCGTGTGTGTTCCAGTTGAGTACCCAAAACATCTCGGTTGTGATGCGGTCATATGTGCGGATCACTGAATCGCGGTCGGTATATTTCTCAGTGATGTTGATCACCCAGCCAGCGTCTTTAGCGCGCTCGAGGTAGGCGGTAGCGTCGCAGTCTTCTTCGAGGTAAACTTTATCGCCATGCATATGTGAATAATGGCTAGGGATGATGTGCAAGGCGTGGATATCAGTCGCGGGGACTTCTAGCCAGCCATGTGAAGGATCAGCGTGGAATGTGAGCTTGCGTGTCTCAGACATTGTTGTAACTCCCAAAGTGCATTGAAATCAAGGCCTTGGCGGACTCAATGTGAGCCATGTAGCGGACTTTGATCTCTAGGCATTCCTGATAGGTGCCTGTGTGAATGATCTCGTAAGACTGGCGTGGCGTCTCATCTTTACAGACAATGACATTGCCATTTCTATTGGACTGAGCGGTATACATCTGACTCCTTTATGGTAGGTTTGTTAGGCACAACACATGACTAACGCCTCTATCATGTATGGCGTTGACATGGTTTGTCAAGCATTATTTTTATAGGGACTTACCCTGTAATACTTTTAGGGTGGAACTTGTTCCAGTTTGCAGCGCTTTTTGTAATGCTTGGGTTTACAGAGTGCTAGCGAGCTTATCCCTGTCGTGTGTGAGTGCATCCAACTCAGCTTGAGCGCGCGCGCGGATCTCAGCTTGGCGTCGGTCGTGGTCACTAGAGAGTACAGCTCCGAGAGCACAGAGCGCGAAGGATACAAAGCCAAGGGTGAAGATTAGGTAGATCATGAGTGTGTCCAGTAGTTACAGATACATAGACTGGCACAGCTGGTAAATGTAAGGGTGCTTTGCATTAGAGCGCGGGTTTGGTTATGCTTGGGGTTATTCCTCAGATATACCTATGGAAACACAATGCCACAGAAACTAACGCGCGCGCAGATTAAAGAAGGGTTAGAACAGATCCCGATAGAGAGCTTGCTAAGTAGCGGAGCCAATAAGAAAGCCAACTTAACCAGTAAGCAAAGGGAATTCGCCCGCAATCTCGCACTAGGTAAGACTAAGGCACAAAGCTACAGAGAGAGCTATAACACTAAGGGAAGTGTCAAGACTCAAGGGGATAATGCTTGTCGCCTGAGCCGTGATACCCGAATCCAAACGGAAGTCGAGGCGTATAAGCTGGCAATAGAGGCAGAGAAACATAGAACTCCTACTCAATTGAAGGCATTGCTTGTCCAACAGCTGGTGCAACATAGCTTGGACGATGACTTCCCACCGAGCGCGCGTGTCCAGTGCTTACGCCTGTTAGGCCAACTGTACGAGGTCGGAGCATTCGTGGAACGCAAAGAGATCACGACAATCAATCGGAGCACAGATATCAGAGCGCGCCTACTCGCAACGCTAGGCACAGCTATCGATGTGGACTCTAAGCTAGTAGAAGACGACAGCGCGCAATCATTGCTAGCGGAACTTGCGCCAGCCCCAGCCTCTACGATTGCGGATCCCAGCGCCCCCACCGAGGGGGCGGAGCCCCAAATCGACGCGCCCGCGTGGGTGTCTGGTTCACATACTGTTTCAGACATTCGATCACAAGAAATTTCAAAAGTACAAAAATTTTCAGAAAAAAGCTTCCGGGTGGATGCCTCTGAAATTGGCCAGACTACAGAGAAGTTCGAGGATATGGATTAGGCCCCCTTATGTTTTCTAATACAAAAGGGGTGGGGGGTATATTTTTGGAGAAACACATGATTGATTTTGATGAGTTGGATTCCGATCTACTGAAGATAGATGGCTTTGATGAAGCTGCTATTGGTACTGCCTGTATATGGAGAGATAACACTCGAGTAGATGTGCTTGTCTATAGCGGCGATGAGATAGTTGACATCCTTATGGAGCGCGACGGTATGGAGCAGTTTGAGGCTATTGAGTACATTGAGTTCAATATCGAAGGTGCTTATATGGGTGAGAGAACGCCCGTGATTTTTTGGAAACATTAGATTGGAACTTGTTCCACCCTAAAAGTATTACAAGTGAATGATATGACTGAGAAACAGAGAACTATATATTTAGTTATAGACGAATGGTGGAAAAAGTTTGGTTACGGCCCGACTGTGGATGACGTTATGTTTATGACGGGGGATAAAGGTAGGGGTAATGTCCACAGGACTATGAAGAAGCTAGTAGAGATGGGTGCGTGTAAGAGACTAGCTAAGAGCGCGCGGTCTATTCGTCCTAGCTATGTAAAGTTCAGAAGTCTTTCATGAAGACAATCATCCATGTGAACCAGCACGTTATAAAGTCCAACAGAAAGAGTGGGGCGAATGAGCCAGTCCTGACTGTAAAGACTTACAAGGACAACAGATACGCCCATGAGGTGAGCGTCTTAGGCCCTAGCAAAATTGTCTACTCTCCCGATAAACCACTGTCCTGTGGAGCGCATGTTTGGATTGAGACTCAGAGCAAAGTAGTTGTCATGCCCACAGACGAAGAATACTTAGAAGCTCTCGGGCCGTGCGGCAAATGAATATTGACGCGATCACAGAGAAGATCTCTAAGCTTCCAATCAATGAGCAAGAGGCTTTCTTTGAGTCTTTGGCGGAATACGAGGCATCTCTGAAGAGGGAGAAAGCTCAGGTTGACTTCAATAAGTTTGTCAAAGAGATGTGGCCGGGGTTCATTGACGGACGCCACCACAAGGTCATGGCAAAAAAGTTCCAAGAGATCGCAGAAGGAAAAATAAAGCGCCTGATCATTAATATGCCTCCTCGGCATACGAAGTCAGAGTTTGCGTCTTTCCTTTTGCCCGCGTGGTTCTTGGGGAAGTACCCCGGTAAAAAGATCATCCAGACTTCTAATACAGCGGAACTTGCAGTGGGTTTTGGGCGTAAGGTCAGGAACTTAGTGGATTCGGAACAATATGCAAAAATCTTTCCAAACGTCAATCTTAGGTCTGATAGTAAGGCTGCTGGCCGATGGGCTACTAATGCTGGTGGCGAGTATTTTGCTATTGGTGTTGGGGGTACCGTTACTGGTAAAGGAGCGGATCTCCTCATTATTGATGACCCGCACTCAGAACAAGAAGCCGCGCTAGCAGCTACAAGTCCAGAGATTTTCGATAAGGTCTATGAGTGGTATACGTCTGGGCCAAGGCAGCGTCTCCAGCCGGGTGGATCCATCGTCGTAGTTATGACGCGCTGGTCAAAGAAAGACCTGACCGGCCGCATCATCCAATCTTCTGTCGATAAAGACGGAAACGACGACTGGGAGGTCATAGACTTCCCCGCCATTCTTCCGAGCGGAAATCCTCTATGGCCAGAGTTCTGGTCACTTGAAGAGTTGTTGGCTCTACAGTCAGAACTCCCTGCGGGAAAGTGGAACGCCCAGTACCAACAAAGCCCAACATCAGAAGAGGGCGCGATTGTTAAACGAGAGTGGTGGAAGATATGGGAGCCAGACCGACCTCCCGTATGTGAGTTCATCATCCAGAGCTGGGACACAGCGTTTACCAAATCCGAGAGAAGCGACTACTCAGCCTGTACGACTTGGGGGGTGTTCTACAAAAACGAAAACCCCAATGACCCTAACGTGATCCTGTTGGATGCGTTCAAGAAGAGGATGGAGTTTCCTGAGCTAAAGGAGAAAGCGTTTAACCACTATAAGGAGTGGGAACCAGACGCCTTTATCGTGGAAGCCAAAGCTTCTGGCGCGCCTCTTATTTTTGAGTTGAGAGCGATGGGGATCCCAGTATCTGAATTTACTCCTAGCAGAGGGAATGATAAGATGGTGAGGATCAATTCTGTATCTGACTTATTTGCGAGCGGTAAAGTGTGGGCTCCGTCTACAAGATGGGCTGATGAGCTGATAGAAGAGATGGCAGCATTTCCAAATTCAGACCACGACGACTTAGTTGACTCTACTACCCAAGCTCTTATCAGATTCAGGAAGGGTGGTTTTTTACGTTTGAATAGTGACGAGGAAGATGAGCCTCTAAGATTCAGGCGCAAGATGGCATATTACTAAGGACGATCATGATTGAAAAAAGTCTATACGAAGCGCCGGAAGGTTTGGAATCTCTAGATACAGGCGAGCCTGATATTGAGATTGAAGTTGTTGACCCCGAAGAACTCAGTATCACATTAGGTGATATGGAGATTACTCTAGGAGGAGGCGACGAGATAGAGGACTTTGACGAAAACCTTGCCGAGACTCTTCCCGATGATGTTGTTGCCAACATTGTCCAAGACTTAATCTCCGATTTTGAAGACGACGTCTCCTCCAGAAAAGACTGGATGCAGACCTACGTCGATGGTCTAGAGCTTTTGGGCATGAAGATAGAGGAAAGAGCTGATCCATGGATTGGCGCTTGTGGTGTTTATCACCCCCTACTCTCCGAAGCTCTGGTTAAGTTCCAAGCCGAGATCATGATGAGCACTTTCCCAGCCGCTGGGCCTGTAAAAACTCAGATTGTTGGCAAAGAAACTCAGGAAAAAAAAGACGCTGCGACTCGAGTTCAAGACGATATGAACTATGAGCTCACAGATCGCATGACAGAGTTCCGTCCTGAGCATGAAAGAATGCTGTGGGGCTTGGGCTTGTCAGGAAATGCGTTCAAGAAAGTCTACTTTGACCCCACAAAAGACCGTCAGACGTCTATTTTTGTGCCGGCAGAAGACATAGTCGTCCCTTATGGGGCTTCTGATATCGAAACTTCTGAGCGCGTAACCCACGTTATGCGTAAAACAGAAAACGATCTACGAAAACTACAGGTAGACGGCTTCTATTTGGACATTGATCTGGGCGAACCAGAGAATATGCTTGATGAAGTAGAAAAAAAGATCGCCGAGAAGATGGGATTTAAGGCCACTTCAGACGACAGATACAAAATTCTCGAGATGAATGTGAACTTAGACCTCGAAGGGTTTGAGCACAAGGACGAAGACGGTAATCCTACTGGGATTGCACTGCCGTATATTGTTACAGTGGAAAAGGGAAGCCAAAAATGTCTGGCTATCCGCAGAAACTGGCGTCCAGAGGACAAAAAACACCAAAAGCGCCAGCATTACGTCCACTACGGCTACGTTCCGGGCTTTGGTTTCTACTGTTTTGGCTTAATCCACTTAGTTGGAGCGTTTGCCAAGTCAGGAACATCCATTCTGAGACAGTTAGTCGATGCTGGAACTTTATCCAACCTACCCGGCGGCTTCAAAACCCGTGGCCTACGCACTAAGGGAGATGACACTCCTATTGGGCCGGGCGAGTGGAGGGATGTTGACGTTCCAAGCGGAGCTATTAAAGACAACATCATGGCTTTGCCTTACAAAGAGCCAAGCCAAGTTCTTGCTACGCTACTCGACAAGATTGTAGAAGAAGGAAGACGCTTTGCCTCGGCCGCTGACATTCAAGTTGCCGATATGTCTGCCAACTCCCCAGTTGGAACAACCCTTGCAATCTTAGAGCGCTCTTTAAAAGTGATGACTGCCGTACAAGCGCGCATTCACTACTCCTTTAAACAAGAGCTGGGTCTATTAAGAGACATCATCCGCGACTATACACCGCCTGATTACTCTTATGAGCCAGTCGAAGGCAAGAAGACTGCTAAACAATCTGATTACGATCTAGTTGACGTCATCCCAGTGAGCGATCCAAACGCCGCAACCATGGCGCAGAAGATCGTTCAGTATCAAGCGGTGATCCAGCTGGCGCAACAAGCTCCACAGATCTATGACCTCCCCCAGCTGCATCGCCAGATGTTGGATGTGCTGGGTATTAAGAACGCACAGAAGCTAGTCCCCCTAGAGGATGACGAGCGCCCAATTGATCCAGTCTCAGAGAACATGAACGCACTCAAGGGTAAACCTATGAAGGCGTTTATCACTCAGGATCAAGACGCGCACATCGCCGTACATCAAGCGTTCTTGCAGGATCCCAACATCATGCAAACGATTGGTCAAAACCCACAGGCCAACCAAATCATGGCGTCATTACAAGCCCATATTGCCGAGCATTTGGGTTTCCACTACCGCAACGAGATCGAAAAGCAGATGGGGGTCACCCTCCCAGAACCCGGAAAACATCTCCCCGCCGAAGTGGAAAACGAGCTGTCCAAGCTTATCGCTCAGGCCAGCAAACAGCTACTCGACGAAAACAAAGCCGAGGCAGCACAACAGAAGAACCAGCAGTTGGCACAAGATCCACTTGTTCAGATGCAACAAAAGGAATTGGCCATCAAAGAAAAAGACGTTGGCATCAAAGAGCAAAAGGTCATGGCCGAAGCTCAAGCCAAGCAAGCCCAAATCGCCAACGAGTCCACTCGTATTGCGAATCAGAAAGAAGTCGATCTCTTGCGTATCCAAGCCGATACCCAAAAGCATGGCAGCTCTCAGAGCCAAGCCGCTGGTCTGGAACGCCTACGCCTCGGTGTAGATGCTGCCAAGACAAATGCCCAGTTGGCTGTGCAAAGAGAGGCGCAACGAAAGGTTAATCAATGATTGACAAGTACCTAGAACACTTGACCGGCAAGGTTAATGACAAGATTTTGCAACTTCAAGAAGCCATGGCAGATGGAAATGCCAACGACTTTTCGGAGTACAAAAAGATGTGCGGAGAGATTAAAGGTCTTCTCACCGCGCGTTCCTTCATCCAAGACCTACACGAAAGACTAAAACAAGATGACGATGACGAGTGAATCAGTAGATTTACTGAAAGCAATTGACCTAACAGGACTATTGCACAAGACAGCAGACGAGAAAGCCAAACAACTCCCTACCCCCTCTGGATACCGCATTCTGTGCGCCATCCCTGAGCAGGACAAAGAGTTTGACAGCGGAATCATCAAAGCTGACGAAACTATCATGATTGAAGAAACCCTGACAACCGTGTTATTCGTGGTTGCTATGGGGCCAGACTGCTACAAGGACCCAAGTCGCTTCCCGACCGGCCCTTATTGCCAAGTTGGTGACTTTGTTTTGATTAGACCCAATGCTGGAACCCGATTGGTTATCCATGGTAAAGAATTCCGAATGATCAATGATGATTCGGTTGAAGGTACCGTTGATGATCCACGCGGAATTCGGCGCAAATAAGGAGCAGAAATGCTAGATGAATACAAATTCCCCGATGAAAAAGAAGACAAAGACAAAGTAGATGACGAGATAGAACTCGAATTCGAAGACGACACCCCTACTGAAGACCGGAATAAAGACCCGCTCCCAGAGGAAGTTAGAGAAGAACTCTACAACGATGAGCTAGAAGACTACTCGACCAAGGTCAAGAAGAAGCTTATCCAGATGAAAAAGCTGGCGCATGACGAGCGTCGGGAAAAAGACGCAGCTAGACGCGAGCAAGATGAGGCTGTTGAGCTGGCTAAAAGGGTAATTGAAGAGAACAAACGCCTTAAATCCACGCTAAATGACAGCGAAAAGAACGTCTTATCGTCTATCCAGCGCGCAGTTGACTTGGAACTTGAGGCAGCCAAGCGGGCTTACCGAGAGGCTTATGACTCTGGGGACACCGAAAAGGTAATGGAAGCTCAGGAAAAATTAACCGAAGCGTCTATAAAACGCGACAAAGTTAAGAATTACCGACCAGCGCCTTTACAAACCGAAGAGTTTGAGGTACAAACGCCCACAAGGCAACCAGAGCGAGTGCCTGTTGATAACTCAGCAGTAGCTTGGCAGAAACAGAATACTTGGTTTGGAGCCGACAAGTTGATGACAGGTATGGCCTTGGCCATGCACGAACAACTAAAAGAAGAAGGAGTAGTCCTTTCTTCACAAGAGTATTACAGACGTATTGATGAAACGATGCGTCACCGGTTCCCAGAGCAATTTGAGAACAACAAACCCGGCGAAAGTCGCGGCACAAAACCAAGCTCGGTAGTGGCTCCAGCCAACCGCAGCACATCCTCAAAGCGTGTCAGGTTGAACACAAGTCAACTCAACATCGCTAAAAAACTAAACCTAACTCCTGAGCAATATGCTAGGGAGATGCTTAAATTGGAGGCCTAAATGGCTGAAAACAGAAAACCTCGGGAACTTGAAGAACGTGTAATAGAGGAGCGTCCTAAGCAGTGGATGCCAGCTGAACTTCTTCCAGAACCAGACAAAGAACCCGGGTACCGGTACCGTTGGATTCGTGTTTCAAACTTAGGTGCAGCCGACCCCCGCAACCTTTCAGCAAAACTGAGAGAGCACTGGGAGCCAGTAGCACTAGAGGAACAACCGAAGTTCAGACTGCTAGCCGATCCGACTAGTCGATTCAAAGACAACATCGAAATTGGCGGGTTATTGCTCTGCAAGACTCCGGAAGAGCTGGTAGAACAGCGTAATGCACATTACGCCAAACAAGCCAACGCTCAAGCCGAAGCTGTTGACAATAGCTTAATGCGTCAAAGTGACCCGAGAATGCCTCTCTTTAGAGAGAACAAGTCCTCGACAAGCTTTGGCAAAGGTGCTTAACTTTTTATAGGAGTCTTAAATGGCTTATCCCACCGTCAACAAGACGTATGGCTTCAAACCTCTAAATCGATTAGATGGTCTTCCATACGCCGGAGCGATCCGTCAAATCCCCATCGCGGCTGCTTACGCTACCGCAATCCTCAACGGCGATACTGTTCAAGTTGACACAAACGGCTACTTAGTAGCTTCTACTGTTACTAGCTCAGGAAACGTCGTTGGTGTGTTGGTTGGTTGTGCTTATACAAACTCTTCTGGTCAACCAGTTCAGGGTCAGTATTACCCAGCTGCTACCTCAACTTCTACAGCATTGGCTTTCGGCTATGTTGTGGATGATCCAAGCGCCATATTCAAGGTTGTTGCTACTGTTGCCGCCGGAACTACTCCCACAGCTTATAGCCGTGCGATTGTTGGTTCTAACGTGGCTTTGGTTCTCAACGTGGGCTCTACTACTACTGGTGACTCGTACTATGGTATTGACGGTTCTTCCGCCAACACTACTAATACGTTGCCTGTTCGCGTAGTTGATGTTGTTCCAGATACTGCGACTGGCCCTGCCAACGCAACTGCCACGACTTATTACGAGTTCCTTGTTAAATTTAACACCGCACAGTACAACAGTACTACCGGTATTTAAGGAGTAATTAATCATGGCAATTTCACGCGCACAACTACTTAAAGAGTTGCTCCCCGGACTAAATGCATTGTTCGGCCTTGAGTACGCCAAATACGGCGAAGAGCACAAAGAGATCTACGACACAGAGACATCTGAGCGTAGCTTTGAAGAAGAAACAAAACTGTCTGGTTTCTCAGCAGCTCCTGTCAAGAACGAAGGCTCTGCCATCGCTTATGACAATGCTCAAGAAGCATGGACAGCTCGTTACAACCACGAAACCATCGCTTTGGGTTTCTCGCTGACCGAAGAGGCCATCGAAGACAACTTGTACGACAGCTTGTCTGCTCGCTACACCAAGGCATTGGCCCGTGCTATGGCTTACACCAAGCAAGTTAAGGCTGCTGCAGTCTTGAACAATGGCTTTACCGCTGGTTATACCGGTGGTGACGGCGTAGTTTTGTTCAGCGCTTCACATCCCTTGATCACTGGTGGCGTTAACAGCAACATCCCATCTACCGCAGCTGATTTGAACGAGACTTCTTTGGAAGCCGCCGTTATCCAGATCTCCTTGTGGACTGATGAGCGTGGACTGTTGATCGCAGCAAAGCCTAAGAAGCTGATCGTTCCTCCATCATTGATGTTCGTTGCTACTCGCCTCTTAGAGACTGAGTTGCGCGTCGGTACTACCGATAACGATATCAACGCATTGAAGAACAACGGTTCTATCCCTGATGGATACGCTGTAAACCACTTCTTGACCGATACAAACGCTTGGTTCTTGACCACAGACGTTCCTAACGGCATGAAGCACTTTGTGCGTACCCCCCTGTCACAGTCTATGGACGGTGACTTTGACACTGGTAACGTCCGTTACAAGTCTCGCGAGCGTTACAGCTTCGGCTGGTCTGACCCTCTCGGCATGTACGGCTCTGCCGGCGCCTAATAGGCAAATAAGAAAGGGGTCCTAGTGGCCCCTTTTTTTGTTTAGAACATTGTGAATATTCATGTAATCGTGTATATTCACCAAAGTCTAGGAAATTTTTACCTGTACCAGCCAGCCTAGTGGACGATGCACAGATGGTACAGGGACTTGTGCATAAAGGAGATCCTCATGGGATTCGCAACTCACCTTGGCCCTTGGTTATTGGGTACTGTTAAAAACACTACTGGCACTACTGCCGGCACCATCCAAAACACGGGAACTACCCTTGTTTCTCAAACAGAAAAAGTGGTTTATACCGGCGCCGTAGCTGCAGCCGCTGTTACTACAACACTGTTTACCATTCCAGCTGGATCACAGATTGTCAATATTTTTATTGATACATTGGTAGCGTTTACTGGCTCTACAGCTGCTAACGTAGTGATTGGAACTTCAGCAACAACCAACTTGTTCTGGGCATCTTCTGACATTACCGCGCAAGGTCGCTTGGCTAATACCAACGCCGCATCTAAATTGGCTAACTGGTGTGGCGCTGCTACTACCGCATCTCCTAATGGAGCTGGTGTTGGTACTACTGATGTAATTGTTCAAGCAGTTCTAACTCCTACCGTTGCTGATGTAACTGCTGGAACTGTGCAGTACACCATTGTTTACGCAGTGGCTGATTCTTCTGGCGCTCAAACACCAGCTTACAACCAAGTCTAATTAATCACGGGGGCTTCGGCCCCCTCATAACAGGAGATTAATTATGAATCAGACTAATGTAAAACAAGCACACCTAAATGGTAGTGGTTTTATGGTTCTTGGGCGTAATCGTGTAAGAGGTATTTCTTTTACTGGTTCGGCTACTGCTGGGTTT